ATGTATATGAAGAGGGAGATGTTTTTAATGATAAGACAGTACCACCATCAGCCCCATTCGTAACCGACACAAACGCATGGACTAAGCTCGCATTGAAGGTCGCATTAAAAGAAGCAGTAAAACAAGGTGCTGATAAGATTGCTTGGACAACAGGCGAGCAACAGAATGATAGATACGATTTAAGTAAGCAGGTTGATGAAATTTCAACAAAAAAATATCCTGACGGTACTTATACTATTATAGGATATAAAGATGGCAATAGTGCATTTGAACAAAACAATGTACCTGAAAATAAACTTGAAGAATTTGTTGGTAAAGACTTAGCTAAAAAAATAAGCGATGAACACAATGAAGAAATTTCGTTTAGAAAAGGGGCTATAAAGGAGTTTCAAGACTTTCAAAATGAACTGCAAGACAGCTACGGGAAAGCAGAGGTAAGAACTTTAGAAAGTTATTTAAGGCATCCTAATAATGAAAATTCAGCAGAAAGTAAGAAGTATTTTACTCTTATGACGGAAGCTAAAAAAGAATATGAAGGTGTTAATAAAGATGATGTTTGGAACTCTTTTAGCGGTGTAGATTTAAAAGTTGGGGGAACAGGCATGAAAGGATTTTACGGTTCACCAACAGAAAATCAATTAGGCATAGTAGGTAGTGTAGCCAAGAGTTTGACTAAGCAAGAGGTGGGAACGGTGAATATTGAAATTAGCGATAGTAAAGTAAATTTAGATACACCTCCGTCAATTTCTAAAAGTGGTGATGGCAGAATTGGAGTTTCCTCACCATTTGAAGGGGAAGGTAAGGTCTTTGATGCAGAGCAAAAGCAAGAGGCATTAGCATATCTAAGAGAACAAAAACTGAAGTATGATGCAGAAATTGCAAAGCGTAAAACTTCAACACAACACTCAATAGACATAACACCCGAATTAAAAGAGTCAGTTGAAAGTGGAATACCATTATTTAAAGGATTAACACCAAAAGAACAATCTAAACAACGAATAGAGGCCGCCAAGAAAGCATTTATTGAAAAGTCAAAGAATATGTCATCAGGAGGATTCCAAGCCTTACCTGAGTTCGTAGAATTGATTAAATCATACATTGCCGATGGTATTCTTACTGCAAAAGAATTTATTGAAAGGTTTAAAGACGAATTGCCTGGTGTTGATTTGAATGAAAAGTTAGCAGTTACTCAGTTTGACAAAATATACAAAAAAGTTACTACCGTTATAGATGAAACCACAGAAGAGGTTAAGAAAACAATAGCAACTTCAAGAGTATATGAAGGAAATGTTAGAGCAGGGGTAAAACGTGAACTTGAAAAACTAGGTCTAACAAGAGATGTAGAAAACCAACAAGAAGCCAAAGAAAGAGCAATTGAATTTGTAAATACCGTAGGTGTAGAAACAGCATTAGAGGCCGTTAGAAATAATGACGTTTCAGATGCCGCAGGTGCATATGTTTGGAACGAAATACTTGAAAGATTAGATAGAAAAATATCTAAAGAAAAAGACCCTACTAAGTTAGCTGAATTAGAAAAAGAACAAGCTGGATTATTTAATGAATTTAGCAGGAAAGCATTAAGTGGAGGTCGTTTTTCGTCAGCATTGGCAGATATATATCAAAATTCAGATATTGGATACAATGTAGAAAATAAAATTAAAGAATACAGAGACGCAAATAATGGTCAAATATCCGAAGAGGTAGAAGAGAAATTCAGAGAACTTGATGCTCAATATAAAGAAGTAAAACAAAAACTTGCAGAAGCAGAAGAACGTGCTATTAAAGCCGAAGGTGAATTAGCAATAAAAAATATTCAAGAGGCCGCAGCACGAACACCTAAACAAAAGGCTACTGTATCAAGTAAAATAAGAACAGAAACAGATTGGATAGTATCAAGAGTAAAGGAAGCTCAGTTGAATCGACCCGGTATGTTCTTATCAGCCACACCTGCATCATTGGTTTGGGATGGCGCTGTCAAGATAGTTGCGGGTACAATTAAAGTAACAGGTAGAAGTGCCGAGGCTATAGCTAAAGGATTAGAGCATATTGTAAAAAGTGATTGGTACAAGTCTTTGTCTGATTCAGATAAGAAAGAAGCAGAAAAGCAATTTTCAGAGTTTTGGGTTAATAAAGAAGCAATACCAGGCGTAGGCATTAAGATACCAAGTGGGCTTATAAGGAGATTGGTAGAAGAAGGCGCTACTACTATAGAAGAGGTAGTTGAGGGAGTTAAAGATATAATAAAAGAAGAGTATCCTGATATTACTGATAGGGAAATCCGAGACGCTATAACACAATACGGAAAAATAAAAAATTTAAGTAAAGATGAAATACTCGCATCAATTAGAAAAATAAAACGTATTGGTAGAATTGTTTCAGCACTTGAAGATGTAAATAACAAGAAACGCCCACTAAGGAGCGGATTACAGCGAGATAAGCTAGATGCTCAAGAAAGAGCATTAAATAAAGAATTAAGGGAGTTAATGAAAGAGCTTCCTATAGATGCAGAATTAGAAGCTAAGCAACAAAAAACAGCTCTTGATGCCACAAAGCAAAGAATCACCAATCAGATAGAGGACTTGCAAAGAGAAATAGACAAAGGAATGAGAGTTCCGCTAAGTAAAAGGTCTATGGCTGAAGATGCTGAATTAACTAATCTAAAAGAACAAAGAGATAAACTTAAAATCAAGCACGATGAGATATTTAAGGATGAGTCTTTTTTACAGGCAAAAAGATTAGATGCAACTAAAAAAGCAAGTCAACGTGCTATCAATGATTTAAGAAGAAGATTAAAAGAAAAAGATTTTAGTAAAAAAGAGAAATCTCCATTAATAAAAGATTCTGAGTTATTGAATCTGCAAGCCGAAAAATTAAGGTTGCGCGAAGAATACGACAAAGAAATTTATAAAGCTAAATTAAACAATAGAACCAAAGCCGAAAAAACAATAGACGCCTTATGGAACGCATGGGGATTGACAAGGTTATTAAGAGCAACCGGTGAATTTTCATTTGTGGGAATACAAGGCTTAGTGCTATCAATATCTAATCCTACATACGCATTAAAATCATTTGCGACTGCTATGAAGTTTTTTGGTAGTGAATCTAAGACAGAAAATTGGCTAAATATGATTAAGTCTCAAGAGTGGTATCCAGAGATGAGACAAAGCAAACTCTCTATTTCGGAACCACGAGGAGAGGCTACTGCAAGAGAAGAGTTATTTTTGTCGGATGCAGCAAACTTTGTTTGGAATATTTTAGGTTCAGCATTAAAACTTAAAAGTAAATCCGCATTTGATAAATGGAAAAACGCAAGTCCATTCAAGGCATTTGAAAGAGCGGCAGTTGGGTACCTTGATACAATGAGGGTATTAAAGTTTTTAAACGGAAGAGAAATGCTACACGAAAGGGGTATTAGATTTGAGAACGACCCGCAAGCATTTAAAGACTTAGCAGATGTTGTTAATACTTTTACAGGCAGAGCATCTTTAGGTCCGTTAGAACAAATAGCACCAACATTAACTAGGGTATTCTTTTCTCCTAGAAACTGGGCAAGTGCATTAAAACAAACTATTTTATTCCCAAGACAATTATATAAATGGAGAAATAAATCAGGTACTCCAGGTGTTTCAATAGCAAATAAAATAGCACTGTTAGATTATTCTAAATTTATAGGATTAACAATGGGATTAGTTACTGCTGCGGCAATGTATTACAGCGATGACGATGATGATGAAACAGGAGTTGAAACCGACCCTACAAGTTCTGATTTTGGTAAAATTAAAATAGGTAACACACGAGTTGACCCTTGGGGTGGAAGGATACAACAAATAGTATTCCTTGCAAGAATAATAGCAGGTTCAATAAAAAATGGCAGCGGTGAAGTGGTTAAGCTTGGAACGCCCTATAGAGCACCTACTAGACTAGGATTAATAGGAGACCAAGCTGTTAATAAACTTGCGCCATCTGCATCTATGATTCAAAAATTCCTAACTACACACGAGAAAAATGGAGTAACCGTGGATCAATGGGGAAATCCATATAGTATTACCGAAGAATTAAAGAAAAATTCTTATCCAATCTATTGGGATACCGTTAAAGAATTATTGAAAGATGACCCCACAGCACTAGACGGACTATTAATGTTTTATGCTTTTTTTGGTGGTGGAGTAAACGTATATGATAAAAAAACAAAACCTTTATCTATCCGTCCAATAAAAGAACTAAAAGAATTAAAAGAATTAAAAGAAGTTCAAGAAGTAAAGGGATTATAATATGCCAAGAGTAAGGGGTGAACTTAATTTTAAAGGCAAAAAAGTATGGCGGTCAAAAAAACGCTTCAGCAAAACTAAGGAATTTGGTAGAGGCAAGGCAATAGGCCCCAAAAAACCTAAAGTAATTGTAGCTGGAGCTAAAGTATATGCTTTTAGCCAATGTCTTAGAAGCGCAGGATTAAAAAGATATGTTGATGTAAGTTGGTATGATATCAATTATTGGTATAGAGAACCCGAAGAAAGATATGAATTTGATGGAGAAAAAATAATACGCACCGTAAATACATTTCATTACATATCTAAACATACAACCGTCAATGGGCTTTGCCGAAGTTTTAATATAGGAAACAAGATTCTGGTAGATAAACACGGGATAACTGGAGAAGAGAAAATACTTGGCGTAAACGATAAAATCCACGAACGATTTAAAGAGCGCTACTACACATCAGAACCAATAGAAGTAATAGATGCTTCCAATTCTGATTTGGATACACCTATGATGCTTACACGTTTTTCTGTGAATGAATACCAATACTTTGTTATTCACTTAAAAAATGATTTTGATAATAAATGGGGACCTCCTACTTTATATAGGGGTAAAAAATTCTTATCTACGCATATAAACCGAGATGTAAAATTAAAAATGGACATGCTGGAAATAATAGAAAAACTAAAATCGGGAGAAATAAAAGAAATTAACCATTATGGTAAGCCTGAAATAAAATATACACCAGAAGAAATATTAAATCTTTTGGGTATTTTTGCATAATCAAAATTCAATAAAATTAAATTTAATGGAAGTTCTAACAAAAGATTTGCTATTCGGTGACGATTGCCGTGATTCCTTGGTTGAAGGAATTAAAAAATTAAGTTCAGCAGTAAAAAGTACATTAGGTCCATACGGTAGAACTGTACTTATTGAAACAGTACATCAAACACACGGCCTAACTGTAACAAAGGACGGTGTAACAGTAGCACGCTCAATAGAGTTGCCTAATCCTGTTGAAAACATGGCGGTTCGTATTGTAAAAGAAGCAGCAGAAAAAACCGCATCATTAGCCGGCGATGGAACAAGTACCGCTATTGTACTTTCCGAAGCGTTGATATTGGAAGCTATTGATAAAATAACTCCCGAATTAAATAGGACAAATGTTTTAAAATTCATGTCTGATATTTCCGAGGAAGTTATCAATACCTTAAAACAAGATGCCATTCAGTGTACTGATAAAATCATTTTAGATGTAGCTACTATTTCAGCCAATAATGACCCCGAAATAGGCAAGATAATTGCCGATGCCTATAAGAGTGTAGGAAACGATGGTATTATCACAATCGAGAAAGGATACGACAGTGAAACCCGTTCTGATATAATTAATGGATTGATGGTGGCGCGAGGTTACAGTTCGCCATCATTTATAAATGATTGGGGCAAGGAAGAGTGCATAATGGAAAATGTATCAATCTTAGTTTGCGATACAGAGATAGCCAACTTTCAGCAATTAAACAAAGTCATAGGCGAGGTGATAGATGCAGGCAGGAGATTTTTAGTAATATCCCCTTGTACCACTAACGTCATAAATACGTTTGCGGCAAATGTGAAAACAGGGAGAATTAATGCGTGTGTAATACAGCCTCCTAATTTTGGGGTTAAGCAGAATGACCTTATGCAAGATATAGCCCTTTCGGTAGGTGCTACATATTTCTCTGAACAAACAGGAGACAATCTAAGTGTAGTTACTTTTGAGAGTTTAGGATACGCAAAAAAGGTTATTGTAGGTGCTAACAAAACCGTAATACTTGAAGGCGGCGGAGACAAAGAGCTGCTTGACGCAAGAGTATCGCAATTAAGAACTGCTTATGACCTTGCAGATAAGAAACACAAAAAAGACTTCATAAACGAAAGAATAGCCTCATTGATAGGTGGTATTGGGATAATCTACGTTGGAGGGAATACCGACATGGAGCAGAAAGAATTATTTGACCGGGTTGAAGATGCGGTATTGGCCGTTAAGTCTGCAATAGAAGAAGGTATTATAAGCGGAGCAGGGAAGGCGTTATGGGAAGTTTCTGTCCCTGTGGATTTAAACGGTACATCTGAATATATTTGTGCCCACGATATTATTATGAATGCTATTAAAGTTCCTTTAATGCAAATACTAAAAAATGCCGACCTTGATGCTGTATCTATATACGGTAGTTCTATGTCTAAAGGCGAAGGGTATAATCTTAAAACTGGTAAATACGGTAATCTAATGGACATGGGCGTGATAGACCCATTTAAAGTAACAAGAGTAGCATTACAGAACGCCATATCGGTAGCAATTACAATCTTAAGTACAAACGCATCTATAAACATTCAAAGAGCATGAAACCAATAGCTAAGTACATAACACTAGAAACCATTATTGAAAACGAAGAAACGTCATCAGGTATGCTTTTATCGGCGGATGACTCAACTAAATCTAGATACTACAAAGGGAAGGTTATCGCAGTTGGTGATGAGGTTGAAACTGTAAAGTCAGGTGATGTTATTTTGTATGACAGAACAAATAGTTTTACAATGACAATAAATAAACTAAGCGTTACTATAATACAATTGCGCGAAGTGGTTGGAGTGTTCTAATCATAAATACCTCCCAAATTTAAATCTTTATTTTTCTTTTTTTCTTTTATGTAGTAATTCATTTTTACTATCATATCTCTGTAAGCTACATTTACTTGTGCAACATCTCTTCTAAATAGTCTATTATTTACAGGGTCGATAGGTATTTCATCTCCGTTCAATTTCATATAGAACGAGTTTACCATATTTTTAGACCTTATTGATAAACAATATAGTGTTTTGCGTTTAAATGCTATACCCGATCTAAACTTATTTATCCAACCATCTCTAAGAAGTGACGAAAAAACTCTTCTGCTCATCATCAAAGTTTCATATTCCTTACATTTATCCTTTGTAAAATAAACTTCTGAGTATAAAAATATAAGCATATCTATCTTATCATCGGTCAATTTATGCTTGATTCTGTAGAACAATTTGATTACCCGATAATATTTTAAGTAATCCATATTTTTAATTTGCATTATATTAAATTTAATTTAATTATTTTTGTATGCAAATTTAAAGAAAAAAATGTCAGGTACTAAACTTCAGTATTATGCACCAGGTGTTAAACGGGCTGTTCCAAGTGGAGGATTAGGGGATACAATCGAAAAGATAACAAAAGCAACGGGAATTAAATTTGTAGTCGATAAAATATCAGAAACCCTAAATAAAGATTGCGGGTGCTCCGAAAGGAAAGAAAAACTTAACAAAATTTTCCCTTATAAAAAATAGAAATCATGCCAAGTCAAAAATTACAACCATCAAGAGCCTTAGCTGTAATTCCGTCAGATGACGCTAATGTTCCATTTCCTGCTGTAGTAACATCAGGTACAAATACTTCTACAACTGCATTGAAGCTGATAAACTCTGCTGCTACATTTGTAACTTCAAACGTAAAGCCACAGGACATTGTTTATAATATAACAGACTCCACAGCAGCAACAGTATTAACCGTAGATAACCAAACTACGCTTACGCTTAATGCTAATATATTTACGGCAGGATCAAAGTCATATATTATTTATGATGCAGAAAGCCCAAATGAAGGGTCTGTATTATATATAGGAGGAGCAGGAAACCTAAATGTAATGACGGCTGCTGGAGATACTGTTTTATTTACAGGGCTTTCGGCAGGATCATTTGTTCCTGTTCAAGTCGTAAAAATACTTTCAACAAATACTACAGCAACATTAGTTTTAGCTCTTTGGTAATATGAATAGTACTATACTAGCAATAGGTATTGCTGTAGGAATAGCGGATAATTCAGGGGGGAATCCTCCCGGGATAAATTATTTACTTGTCCAAAATGGAGGGTTTATGTTGCAACAAAATAATTTTAAAATAGAACTATAATGCCAAATCAAAAAATAACTGACCTAACCCCATTATTAGGGGTAAATGTAGACAGCCTAGATGTCCTGCCAATAGTTGATGTCTCGGCAAATGAAACAAAGAAAATAAGTGCTGCTGAGTTAATAATAGGCTTAGGCATAGATTTGAAGGTTGATGAGAATGCAGCTATTGTCGGTGCAACCAAGACTAAGATTACTTATGATGTCAAAGGATTAATAACTGCTGGGGCAGATGCCACAACATCAGATATAGCCGACACTACCAATAAACGATATGTTACTGATGCCCAATTAGTAGTTATAGGGAATACAAGTGGAACAAATACTGGAGACCAAACAAATATAACAGGAAATGCTGCAACAGTTACAACTAATGCAAATTTAACTGGAGTAGTTACTAGTATAGGAAATGCTACATCAATAGCAAATAGTGCAATTACCAACGCAATGTTATTTAATAGTTCGGTAGCCAATTTATCGGGAACAAATACTGGGGATAATGCAACAAATTCGCAATATTCAGGATTGGCAGCGAGTAAGCAAGATACATTGATTTCTGCTACTAATATTAAAACGGTAAATTCTACTACATTGTTAGGTAGTGGAGATTTAGCGGTACAAGCAACCTTAGTGTCTGCTACTAATATTAAAACGGTAAATTCTACTACATTGTTAGGTAGTGGAGATTTAGCGGTACAAGCAACCTTAGTGTCTGCTACTAATATAAAGACTATAAATTCAAATTCACTTTTAGGGAGTGGGGATTTAGTTATAGGAGGACTATCTGCAATAACAACCATAGGTGCAGTTCCAAATGCCAATGGAATGACTATTGTAGGTTCTACCTTAAATCTACAACCAGCAGATGCATCTTTTGGTGGAGTGGTTACAACGGCAGCACAAAGTTTTGCTGGTAGAAAGACCACAACCTCTGATATGACCATCAACTCTGTACTTGTGGGGCGTGGTCTTGCGAGTGTAGTAACAAATACCATTTTTGGTACTGACTCATTAATTGCTAATACTACTGGCAACAACAGTACGGCAATCGGATACCTGGCATTAAAAGCTCAAATTACTGGTAATAATAATACTGCCGTTGGTTCTTATGCATTGACTGCCGCTACTGCATCATATAATACTGCAATAGGCTCTAATTCACAACGCTCATTAACAAGTGGTACAGATAATACTTCTGTTGGATATTTTGCTAAATACAATGGTATGGCTGGAAGCAATAATACCGCTATTGGCTCAAATGCACTTTATTGGGGTGGAAATAATAGTTGTACGGCAGTAGGTTCGGGTGCTGCATATAATTGTCAAAATAGCTATAATACTGCAATAGGGCATCAGGCATATTATACAAATGCTTATGGTGTTAATAATGTAGCGATAGGTTGGCAGTCAATGCTTAATGGTTCAAGTGGAGACCAAAATTGTGCGGTTGGGAGAAATTCATTAAGAGATGTTACATCAAGCAATAATTGTGCTTTTGGAGATGCATCTTTAAGAGCCTTAACCAGCGGTGCTTTTAATACGTCACTTGGTGCAGCAAGTCAATTAAGTGCACTTACTGGGAGTTATAATACATCTGTTGGCTATTATAGTTTGAACGCTTGTAATACGGGTGAATATAATGTAGCAATAGGGAGTAATTCGCTAAATGCATGTAATTCAGGAAATTATAACGTAGCCGTAGGAAATCAAGCGTTATCTTCTACAACATCAGCATCTAATAACACAGCAATAGGTTATCAGAGTCTACTTGCCAATGCAAGTGGAACAAATAACTCAGCATTAGGTTCTGGAACGACTGCGACAAATTTAAGTGGTAATGTACTGCTTGGAAAGGATGCAACTGCAACTTCAAATAATCAATTTGTTGTAGGAAGTGTTGGAACGGTAGCTGGAGCAGTAACCCCAGCAGTAAATTCATCAACACAATATTGGAATGTAATAATTAATGGAGTAGCACAAAAAATATTATTAGCATAATGAGTAACACATACACTTGGACAACCACATCGTTATTAACCCAAACGGTAGGAAACGAAACAGACTATGTTGTAATAGTAAATTACGATGTACTTGGCATAAATGATACTGATAATCAGTATCATTGCTCTTTATATTTTACACAAGAATTAACGGTAATTTATGACCAACCCGATTATATTCCATATAATGAATTAACAAACGAAATTGTTATTGGATGGGTACAAGAAATACTTGGGACTTATGGTATTCAAAATATATATATATCAATTGATGGAAATATAGAAAGTCAAATAAACCCACCAAAATCACCTGTAAACACACCTTTACCATTTTAATTATGGACACAGAAAACTCATTACAAACTATCGAACAAGCACTTAATTTAGCAACAACTAAGGGATGTTATAATCTTGCTGATGTATCAGCTATCCTTAACGCCTTACAAAGCATTAAACAAGCCTTAGAATCGACAGATGCACCAAAATCTTAATCAATCAGTATTTAGTTCTTGGTTGCTATTCATAGCTGGATTAACTTCTACATTAATGCCCATAGTTCAATTTTTATGTTTTATAGCTGGAACGCTTGTTTCAGTTTTGGCAATTATAACTTGGTTTAAAAAAAATAATAGTAACAGATGATAAATTTAATATTAATGATTGTAGCAAGTTTAATGGCGTTTATTTTAATGCCAATATCTTTAGTGTACGGATTAATTCGTTCAATCTTCCACAAAGGGTTAAGTTATTATTTTTGGCAATGTGCTTTAAGTATTGACCAAACAGGTAATACGGTTTGTCAGTTTTTATTGAATGATTTTATGATAAAACCAAATGGCCACAGATGCGGAAACCCCGATGAAACAATTAGTTATGCACTAGGTATTAACAAAGCTAAAGGAACACTTTATCCATTGGGTTCATCAATATCTTGGATATTAAATAAAATTGATAAAAACCATGTTGAAAAAGCCACTAAAAACGAACAATAAAACAATGAGACCTTTCACTAAAAAGGCAATAGTAGCAGAAACCCCCGATTGGGCGAAATGGACATTTAGAATAGTTTTTGCCATCACGGGTGTAGCAACATTTGTAATAGCAAGTGACCCAAGTATTGAAGATACCTTAAAAGTTCAAATAGGGGTTTACTTAAAGGGTGTAGATATGTTTGTTTTTACCTTGTCAAAAATGTTTGGAGTTACAAAGTAATGGATGAAGATAACGATTGGTTCCCTGACCACGCAATATGATAACAACAGAACAAGCCATAAAAAAGTACGGCAAACCTAATCAACAAGGAACTTATTTAGTTTCTATTAAGTTGCCATATGCTATGCGATTAGCGTGGGATAAAAATACAAAGGTTACTACAATGCGATGTCATAAATTGGCAGCAGACCGTTTCCAATTAGTATTCCAAGATTTGCTAAACCATTATGGATATGAAAAAATAGTAGAACTGGGAATAGATTTATTTGGCGGTTGTTTTAATTTCCGTGCAATGCGTGGAGGTTCTGATTACAGCCGACATAGTTGGGGAATAGCAATAGACTTAGACCCTGAAAGAAACCAATTAAAAGAAACAAGCAAAACGGCAAGATTTGCCCGACCTGAATATCAAAAAATGATTGATATATTTTACGCTAGAGGTTTTATTTCTTTAGGAGTAGAGAAGAATTACGATTGGATGCACATGGAGTGTAAGGATTAATTATGAAAGAAAAATTTAGTTATTACCTTAATGTCTTTTTAGCGGTTGGATTGTTTTTAATAGTCTTTAAATTTGGTTGTAATCCTGAATACAAAGATAGAACGATTGTTATAAATGAAGTGGCGGACTCAAATGCTATCTACGACCATATAGAAGCCGAATACAACAACCAAATCCTAAAGTTGTACGATAGTATAGAATACTTAAATAAACACGTTAAAACGGCTAAAACGATTTATAAGACTAAAATAGTTCAAGTTTGGAGTGATTCAGTTGTTACAACAGATGAATGTTCTGAAGTGGTAGAACAGGCGAATGCTGTAATTTTAAGTCAAGATACATTAATATCAGTGCAGTCAAGAAGTTTAATAACTTGCAATTCCCAAGTCGGGAACTTAAAAAACCAAGTAATTTTAAACAAAGGATATGCTGATTTATTGTTAAAACAAAAAATAGAGATTTTAAATGAATACGATAAAGTTAATGCAAAGAATAAAAGGAATAGATTGTTTGCAGGTATAGTTTCTGCGATACTTGTTAGTTTTGTTTTAATAAAGTAATTTTGAAATGCTTAAGTTTAAAAGTTTAATTGTCAAAACCCGTTGCAGAGATGTAGTCGGGTTTTTTATTATATGATAGACCAAATCAACCCGGCACATTATAGAGATGGAAAAATAGAGGTCATTGACTATATAGAAGATAAAGGCTTTGGCTATAACTTAGGTAATGTAATTAAGTACGTTTCAAGGGCAGGAAAAAAATCGGATAAAATAGTTGAAGATTTAGAAAAAGCGAAGTGGTATTTAGAACGAGAAATTAACAAATTAAAGAATAGTAAAAATATTGATTATGAAAATAGAAATGAAACAAAGTAACAAAGCAAAAGTTACGATAACTTCAGATGGAGAAAAGCATATAGTCTATAAAAAGACTACTAAGCAAGGCAAAGGCGAACCTGGAAATATTATGGTTAATCATCCTACTACTGATAAAGGTAAATGGGATACCATAAATCTTACTAAAAAAGCAGGTGCTAAAACTATTAAACAAGGTGTGTCTTCTGTTAAAAAATGGCATAAGGAAAATCCTTATCCTTCTAATATTAAAAAAAAATAACTATGAAAAAATCAATATTCTTAATCTTTGCAATTAGTTTACTAATTAGCTGTAACAATGAATCAACAATTTCTGAAGCCAATGTACTAAGAATCCACAAAGGTAAATTTGCTTTTTGTGGTGCTTCTGGTGCGGTGCCAACAGGTAAAAAGATTGTTATTCAAGGTGTAACCTATGATGAAGGTTGTGCTATTTGTCCTGTATTAGAAGGTCCTTCAATCTCTAATTTAGCTATGTATGGTTCAGGTGGAACATGGGGAGATTTTAACGTTGTTAATAACTTTCAAACACCTGATGGAACGGGTAATACTGTTTGGTCTTTATATTGGTATTATGATACAAACACAGTAGTTCCACAATTTAATCCTGCATCAAAGTCTTGGCAATTAATGCCACCTAACAATAGATCATTTACTGTAAATACTAACCAACCAAGTACAAGTGAAAGTAATATGTTTGCAATGCCTGGAGTTATATTTGATACAACTGAAACAGGTATTATTCTTGCTAAAGTGTATGGTCCATTAAATGAAGCAGCAGTACCTCTTCATAAAGCCATTCCTGTAAAATCAGGCATGACTTCAATTACTGCGGCTAAAGAAGGTGCACCATATCCTGTAGGAACACCAATACCAACAAAATAAAAAAAAGTAATGATAAAGCAAACAAAAAGCAAAGTAAATCAGGCAGGTAATTATACTAAACCTACTATGAGAAAATCTTTATTTAATAAAATTAAAGCTGGTACTAAAGGTGGCGATCCGGGGGAGTGGTCGGCTAGAAAAGCACAACTACTTGCTGTTCAATATAAAAAAGAAGGAGGAGGATACAGATGAAAGGTGTAAGTCACTATAAGAAAGACGGCACACCGCATACAGGTGGCAACCATAAGATGCCAGATGGCTCATTGTTTTCTGGAAAAATACACGGCAAAACAAGTGTAAAGTTATTCCACTTAAAAGATTTGTCTAAAACTGTTCAGAACAAAATAAATAAAAAGTAATGGCACTAGCTAAATCACAACAGTCTCTCAAAAAATGGGGTAATGAGAAGTGGAAGACCTCAGATGGTAAACCGTCTGAAGGTAAAAAAAGGTATTTGCCTTCCGCAGCATGGAACGCTTTAAGTGCCTCAGAGAAAGCTGCAACTAATAAAGCAAAAGCAGAAGGTAATGCTAAAGGTAAACAATTTGTACCTCAACCAAAATCAATAAAACAAAAAACTAAAAAATATAGATAATAATGGCAAATAATAAAACAGCAGCTTGGACTAGAAAAGAAGGAAAGTCAGCGAGTGGCGGTCTAAACGCCAAAGGTATTGCCTCTTATAGGAAAGAAAACCCCGGCAGTAAACTTCAGATGGCGGTTACAACCAAACCATCAAAACTTGACCCTGATAGCAAAGATGCTAAAAGAAGAAAGAGTTTTTGTGCTAGAATGTCGGGGATGCCTGGACCTATGAAAGATGAAAAAGGGAAACCAACTAGAAAGGCACTTTCATTAAAAAAGTGGAATTGTTAAAATAAATAATATTTTTTATAGTTTGATTGTTCGGGGATTTTAGTTGCGAAACTGTAAACCCCCTTTTTATTATATTATTATTTTGAAACTAATTCAACAGTGAGTTTTTCATTACCTCTTTCCACCTGTTCCATTATAATTTGAAAGTTATTTTTAGCTGCAATTTCTTTAATTTCTTCTAAACGCTTCGCACCAATACTTTCACCTTCTTGAATAAATAATACACCGGCATCAGGATTTTCAGCTATTTTTAACTTAATACCTAATTCCATTATTTCAGATTTAGAAAGCGAATCAGGATTTACAGGAACACCTTTGTATAGTAGTTGCTCTGAATCAAATCCAAGCCCTTCTATTGGGCTATCCATATCACGAATAGCATCTTGTATTACCTGGCGTGTCGAATCAATTAAAGCGGTCATTTCACCTATGTCGTTAGTTAGCTTTTCTTTTTCAGCTAATTTAGCTTTAAGTTCTTTTGCCTGTGATACCTGAGCATTAATTTCATTTGCATTTTGTAGTTTAGTTTCAAACTCAGTAACATCAATTTTTGTATTTGAGTTTAAGAATGCTTCGCCTTTATCTATACGGTCTTTATTTACTTTTGCCAAATCCATAAGACGAGCAATTTCTGAATCGTACCTTTCGTTTTCTTGCTTTAGTTGCAATAGGGTAGATTCAGCAACTTCTATCTTTGAATTATGATCGTTGGCTTCTTTTTGTTTCTGGAATACATCGCTCACATCTATAGGTTCAATGTTAAGATTTTCTCCCTTCATTGGGTGTAATGCAATAGCACCATCAATAGCCTTTAACTCACGATTAGCGATAGTTCTTTGCTCATAATTAATAGCTACATTTGATTCGTAACGTTCAATCTGTTCAACTATTTCTTTGTCTAAAAACTTCTTATAGGTCTCTATCTGCTCTTTCCTTCCTGATAACGATTTAGATTGTTCTACGAATTTGTCAATATCAAAATCAATGGCCCCCACTATCCCTGCAAGTGTTGATTTCTTATTATCCTTCATTCCGTCAGGTGCTGTAATGGTTACAATTGGTTTGCCATCCTTAAAAGATACCTGGAATAAGTATTGGTTGCCTCTAAAGTCTGCTATTACCTCACCTTCACCTGTGGCATTTGGTGGTATGTTCTTTTGTTTGCCAAGCGCAATTTCAATAAATTGAATTACGCTTGACTTACCTACTCCGTTGTCTCCTTTTAAAAGGATAATATTATTCTCAAAACTTTCATCAAAATCTTTGATGGCTTTAAATTCTTTTATTTGGACTTTCTTTATCATAATTGTTTAAATATTCAATTGGTAATTCCAATTCTTCTAATTGGTTAATTTGATTAAAATAAAATTCTTTTGTTAGGCTCATAATTAAAAAGGAACGTTATCGTTTTCGGGAGTTGTTGCACTTACTAAATGTCCATCATCTTTTTTAGTTACATAGCCATCGTCAGGAATATGCTGCGTAAAGTGCTTGTCCATTATTTCCTTTTGTTGTTCTACTTCTGACTTAGCATTATCTAATTCTTTTTCTAATTCAACGGGAATTGTTTTGCTGAAATACTCCTTGTGGTAGGCCTTTAATTCCTCTTGTAATTTGCCTGCAATATCATCCGTTTCTTGACTTACATCAATCAACTTAAAGACTGGAACATAATATTTTGTTGCCCCTTTTTTAGCTTCAGTTTTACCGGTTAACTGTACTGCTTTTGAATATAGATCGTTTTTGCTTTCTTTACGAAACTCAAACCACCCGCCTAAAGATGAACCTGTAAATTGAATGTTACCTATTTTGAAGCCTTCTGAATCTTTGTAGGCAATGTAAACAGAAGCACAATATTTACCTCCTGACGCTACAATAGTATCGTGAATGTTACCATAGGTGCCTTCTGCTATCAAACCACCTTTAAATGATTTAACCGTTAATGTTTCAGATTTAATGTTTCTGATTTCATTAGCGTAGATACCTGAACTTGTTGGGTCATTCCAACCTTTGATAGTTGAAAGTTCATCTAATACAATAAACGTAAAGTTAGATGGTAACTCAATGTTCTTTTCTTGTTCTTTATCCCAATAAAGGAATAGTCCTGGGTCTTTCCATTGTGCAAACATTGTTGCAGGATTTTTTGGAAGCTCTGATTGATTTGGATTTGTTCTTGCCATTATATTATTATTAAAATTGTTACTATTAAAAATAAGATTATTATTGATGTTGATTGTTTCAAAGTTTTATTGGTTTTACTATTTCTCTAAAAAAATTGTTCTGTCTTTCCCGGGCTCGTTTGCGTTGGATTGATTTAATCCAGTTGTTAATTACCCGTTCCATTTTATGAAGTATTTAAAAATGTAATCTATTATTTTAGCCTTCATCGTGTCCAAATAAAATAGTGTTTAGGTTTTCAAGTTCTTCGGTGGGTGTGTTACTATTAAGGTCAATAGTAACCTGATTAAACGTATTATTAAACAGTCTTTGGTTTGCAATAAACACTTCTGCAACCTCTGATTTTTCGCATGGAATAACCTTTTTAAAATCGCAGGATGAAGGAGTTGCTTGATATGTAAATCCATCACTAAGGAATAAACCTAACCTTTCATTAAAAAAAGCATAATAGCTTGGCTTTGAATAAGTTTCGGCAACCTTGTAAAAACATGGAAACGTTATTTCAATTTCCCTTTTGATTGTGTCTGTTACTGTTATTTTCATTTTTTTATCGTTTAATTGTAGGGCAAAATACGTTCATTTATTTCATATATTTATCGGGTTTTCTAATTTAGAATTAATCTAAATAGATACCTAACCTAATGTTTAAATCGTGTCTATTTGTAATTTACATTCATCTATTGTTGCAGCCCATAATACAAGACTATCACAATCGGAAATACTAAAATATAGATATTTAGTGTTAGGGTATCTCCAGTTGTAATACTCGTTTAGTTCTATTTTAAATCCCTTGTATGTCATCTTATCTTCTACAAAATGCTCCACAAGAACGATTACTTTCTCTGTCTTTATAAATTTCTGTAAAATCAAATGGTATTTCTTCCTTGCATTCTTGCTCAAGTTGATTCATTGATTTGCCTGATTCCATTATTGAAAAATGCTTAACCCTTTTATCTTGAATATCATTTTCTAATTCTTTAATCTCGTTAAAAGTATCCCTATCTAAATAATACATTGCTTTGTATTCTTTTTGTGACTTATAAAAACACATCTTACACCCACCTCTATTCATATAAACAGGGAAGGATGGATGCATTCCGTGAAATTCTAAAATAGCTTCACAGTCTTTTCTTGTGTAGCCGTCATTAATTAAAGGATATGTGTAATTAATACTTGATATTTTTTCTAAATTTCCTGTCCTACCTTCTTCATCCAAATTAAAACCTATCATAAGTTCTACTTCGCCAAGTGACTTTAAATAATTATCAATAGGTTTGATTTTGAATGCTGATGTGCAAAATCTTTTTTGCCCTGATGGCATAAATTGTCCTATTCTTATTGCATCAATCAAACTATCTACTTTTACACCTTTGGTAGAATAAGAGCCTTTTAATCGTATTAGTTCACAATCTCCTTTATGTAGTTCTAATATGTATTTTTCAAACATATCTAATCTGTCATAAAGTTCTTTGTGTTCTGCACCAGTATCTACCCATATTAATTTAGCACCTTTGCCATAAAGAATTGCCATTGTTGAACTTTCAACTCCACCACTAAATGATATGTATTTCTTCATATATATATTCCTATTCTATTGTTCAAATCGTGTCTTAACTGGATTCTTTCGGCTGATGTGTATCTATTCCCTAATTCTATTAATTCCTTTCTGATTAATTTTGCAATAATTATTTTATCCTTTATGGTTTCAATAGTTAAGTTTATTGGTTTAGTTGATTTAAGGCTATTTAATAACTCTAAATAATCTTTGCCATACATTCTTACTACTCCATCCTGATAACGTATTGTATCGCCTGAATTAAAGGAATTTGAATGCTCTGACTGGAGATGAATATTATGAAGATTAAAACGTATTGTATCGTTACTGCCACGACTTATATAATGCCCTGCATTCATCTTGCCTGTTTTAGTTCCTGTGGCAATACATCCCATGTCTTTGTCAATCAATCGTACTATTCCATTAATTACTTCCTGTAATAGTCCTTTCCATTCGCTTAACGTGGTTATCTTTTCCTTTCGTTCTGCCTTTTCTTTAACCCAATCCTTTTTAGCTTTTTTCGCCTGATTAGCTTTGGTATATTCAACACTACACATAAAAGAACAAACCATTTGCAAAGGTCTATCCGGAATGAATTTAGTTTTACATTGTCGGCAAGATTTAGGCTTCATATTAAAATGGTCTATCAGTAAAACTAAAGTCTTCTGTCTTTTGTATTCGTTGGTTATTTGGTAAATCTTCATGTCGTGAAAATTGACCTTTAAATTTACATCTCACTATTCCTGTTTCTCCCAATCTGCATTTTTCTATCAAAATTAAACAATCTTCATGGTCAAATGTAATAGTTTGTTTTTCGTAATTACCGTTTTCGTTTTTATCATAAAACTCCATTTCTTCTACTCCGTGATAAGATGGATTATATAGAAATATTACGTTATCTGAATCTTGCTCTAATGCTCCCGATTCTCTTAAATCTGAAAGTTTATATTTCCTTTTAGTTCCTTTTTCTAATCTTGATAATTGACTTAAAGCCATTATAGGTATACTTAATTCCCTTGCTAATCTTTTAATCCTTTTAGATATAAAATTAACCTGAGCTTCTCTATTGCCGAACTCCTTAGTGTTCTGGACCATCAATAGTTGAATGTAATCTATAAAAACCATTTTTACACCGTTTTTTCTTACAGCTTCTTTAACTATGCCACAAAACTTTTCTATCGTTAATCCCCCTGAATCATAAAAGTAAACTGGCATCTTTGCATATTCTTTAACATTATCACTTAAACTATCCCATCTACCTTCATCCATTTTGCCCTTTCTTATACTTTTAACATCTATATCTAAATCAGAACTAAACATTTTCCATAATAGTTGATAATCGTTCATTTCTAAACTAAATACAGCACATGGAATGCCTTGTTTTGCAAGTGCCTTAACTTCATTTAACATAAACGTAGATTTACCTTCTCCGGTTCCTGCTGCAACTATTGTAAAATCAGGTGCTGAATAACCTAATAATTTATCATTTAAGGCACTTATTGAACTTGGATACCCAATTATATCACTTTCATTTAAACTTGCTTCACGCATCATGCTATAAGTTAATTTAGCTACTTTTCCTATATCTCTCATATCAGGCGTAAGTGAAGATGTGATATTTTCAAGTTTCCATGCAAATTCTTTGCTAAATTCAAACGGGTCTATTCCATTTTGCCATGCTTTATTTAGGTAGTCCGTTGAAAGTTCAATAATATTTCTTTGTAGTGATAACTGTTTTATAATTGTAGAATGATATTCAATATTTGCAGCAGAAGCAACCCTTATTGTTAGTTGGCTTATAAAATGTGCACCACCTATTAAATCTAATTTACCTTTTGACCTTAACTTTTCAATAACAGACATAATATCTATTGGTAAATTTTCATTATATAGTTCACTCATAATATCCCAAACTATACCATGTTGCTCCTTATAAAAATCTTTTTTATCTAAAATAGTTGATACTTTACCAAATGCCGTTTTTTCAAGCATTGCAGCCCCTATTACTATTTCTTCTAAATCTATTGCCTGTGGTGGTAATTTACCTTCCATTGATAAAGTTATTAAATTCATCTTTCATTGCCTGTATTGATATATTTCTTTTTGGATATTTACTATCATACATTTTTACAAATTCAGAAGCTATATTACTATCAACCTCTTTTTTAATTGTAAAATAACTAAATGTATTTTTATTGTCTTTGTTAATATCTTCAAAGTGAAAACATCCTTGCTCTCTTGAGTATTCTAATCTTATTTTTCTCATAATAATTTTGATATTGGTTCTTTGTATGTTTGTACTGGTTTGTTAAATTCTTTTTCTATAATAATTTCATCATCCCATGCTTTTTTATTTAAGTAAACTAAGGGTGATTTTCTAAATTGCTTATCGGGTGTAGATTTAATATATTTAGGAACTACCGATAATATTAGTTGTTGAGTTTGTAAATCTAATCTATCCCATTTTAATTTAGCATCCTTGCCATCTACTTTTTTATCATATAAATTATAAAAAATATCAAAATTTATCTTTTCTTCTTGTTCTTTGTTTATTGTTATATTGTTTGTTTGTTTATCTATACTACTATTGCTTTGCCCATTGCTTTCTGTTTGCTTTGCCGTATGCTTTATGTTTGCTTTGTCCAATGCTTTGCCGTTTTTTGTCATAGCATTATTAAGGCTAATTATGTTTGCAGAGTATTGATTTTTGCTTTCTTGGATTAATATTATAAATCCCCAATCTACTAAATCTCTAAAATATTTAATATAGGTTTGATGTTTTTTTATTCCTAATGCTTCCATTGTCATTTGTGATGGAAATCCGAATTTATTTTTCCATCCCATCCTATTACAATGTTCAATAGCAAAAAAGTAAATAGCTGTATGGTTTGGGTTTATTTTTTCGGGGTTTTCAAAACACCAGTCAAACCAATTTCTTGATAATTCGTAACCGTTCATTTATAAAAATAACCCCGTCCAATACAAAGGCTCATCACGTGCATAGAATATGCAAAGTGCAATGTAAGGAACGGGGATTTATTTTTAAATATTTTCATCGTGATGAGCGTTACAAATATAGTTTAACTTATTACAAAAACAAATTACTTTATTAGCTTAAATTCAAGTTTTCTACGTGCTAAATTTAACTCCATAGATTTTTTCATTAAATCTCGTTGATTATCAACAGAACCGTCACGTTCTCTTCTAATTTGGTCAGACAGATTTTCAATTTCATCTTTAATGCTTTCTATTTCTGATTTTATGTTTTCTAATTCTTCCATCTTCCTATGTTTAAATAAAATTCTGCTCCCTTTTTATCTTTATCGCTTAATGCTTTGTTATAAACTTCAATCTTCTTCCACTGTGGCAATACCTGCCATCGTTTGGCCATCAACTCTTTTCTGCCGATTTTATCGGTTAGCTTCCAGAAGTCAGCAAATAACGGGTAATCTTCAATCATCTTACTAAATGATAGGTTACAATTTCGGTTGTTTTGCCGTACCTAGTTTTGACAAGCTTTTTAGTTTTTTCAAACTTCATGTTGTGGTGCAACTTTAAACGATCCACTACTTTGTGAAGATTCCAATTAAGGAATAATTGACAACATTCTAACTGGCTTAAACTACCGTTTCTTTTAAAGTAGTCGGCTATTGCCAAGGTACATGTTTCAAATTTCGGTTTACTTTTAAAAATGTTTTGTATGTTCATATTTTAATTATTATTTCTTGGTTGGTTATTTCTTTGCATAACAAGGATCGCACAATATATTGAATGGGTCCACATATTTACCGCAACAAGTACAAACTCTGGTAGCTCGAATAACTTCGTGTTTATTGCATGTAATTGACGGTATGTCTCTAAAAAAATATCTTCCTTTCTTTGTCATAATTCAAAATTATTAAAATGTTTTTTAAATTCAGTTATTGTATAATCAACCCCCTCAATCGTATAAATTCTTACTTTACCAACTTTACTCAGGTATCCCACAACCTCTTGCTTGCTAAACTTCCTAAGTGCTTTAAATTTCATTATTCAAATTAAGAGATATTGTTTTAATTATTTGTTGGTTTAAGTAATTTAGAAACGTTCTAAAATGGACAAATTATTTTTTCAATCTTAATTAATTCTTTTCGCAGTTGCAATACACTTCTAAATTTACCGTTTATACAATAGCCTTTAGTGCTGCTTACAACTACTTTTCTTACTATCTTACCTCTTAATGTATTAATACATATTCCATCGTCTGTAAATTGATAATTCGGGGCTGTTTTTAGCTGCCATTTTAAATCGTAATTAACTGTTATTTGCATATTTTTAATAGTTTAATATTTAGTTTTATAATACTTACCGATTAGTTATAAGAAATAGCTACATTAGCGTTTCTTAATGGAAATCCCTTTGTGAGTTCGCAATTCATTATCTATAATTTTGAGTGTATCTTTTATCAATTCGTCAATTAAAAATTTTTGACTTTCAATATTCATATTACTCCACCCATAATCTTTTTCGAGTGTTCTTTTTACTTTTGCTAATGTTATATTCATTTTAATTAAATTTATCGTTAATAATTCGCTACTTCTTATAACAGCACCTAACCAAAAGCAGGGTTTTACTGCTCCTAAGATAGTTTTGTGGTGTGTTCAAGTTTCGTGTTTCCATTGTTGTTTTGTGGTTAAATTCCCTGCCTTCGGTTAGCTGCAAAACGTTATAGCACATTAAAACGATGCTATAACACGGGCTATATGCAATGCTTAGTTCCGTGCTTCGTATCGAGTTTTGTTCTAATTTGACCATAATTTTAAAATATTTTTCCCACCGCACTTTGGCTTTTTCAAAGCCATTAGAATAGTGATGTTTGTACTGCTTTTGGTTTTATATTTATCTTAATATCATTACCAGAATCATATCTTGTATTGTTTCCTTTTGGATATGGTTGTGTGCCGTATTTTAATATTACTTCTTCTTTCAGTATCTTGCTATCTTTTTTTGTGCCAGTAAATTGGAAATATCTATGCTTACCAAGCTGTTTATTGTAAGTAATATTTAATCCAAGTTTCTCTAATTCTGGTATTGATGATGTTCCGTATTTGTCGTATAGTGTTCTCCTGTGCAATTCTTGTCCATTAACAAACATTCTTTTTTCAGCAGATGAACGACCAGTGTAAATCCAATTTGTAGCCTGATAAATATATCCGTGGTGTCCATAATTTTCATCTGCATACGAAACAATTATTGCAGATTCTCCAAATTCTCTTAAACACATTCCTACAAATTGAGAAAGTATGTTTTTGCCCAAATTTTCATTAACCACTAACCTATTTAATTCGTATGGCTGTAATGAAAATTCAAACCTTGATGCTGGTATGGCAAAAGTACAAACACCTACAATAGAATTATTTATAACTAATCCAAACGCCTTATTTATTGGAGTCATTCTTTTTGCATAGTGTTTGGTCAAAAGCCATTCCTTACAATCAACTGGATTTATTTTTTTAATTTCCACGCTAAAAATATTTTAAAATTATTACTGTTGTGCTTCGTATCATCTTTTGTGTGTTATTTCGCACTGCATATAGCCCGATACCGTTATATGAAATGCCTTGCTGACGTGTTCCAATTGAAGTTCCGTGAAGGAAAAACAAAAAGAAAAAAGCCATCGCACTTTTAAAATAATTCTGTTTGAATACTTGGTTTATAACTTGCATCATATCTTGTGTTTTCTCCTTTTGGGTATGGTTTTGATTTAAATAATTTGCTGTTCATTATCTCTTTTTTTTGTTTTTTATTAGCCAATACATAAACATACCTGTATTTTGGTTCTCTCCTAACTTGATATAATTGGTCTCCATACTTTTCTTTCAACTTTTCAATTCTATCTTCTGTAAATGCAAATTCATCCATTAAAGTTCTGCTATGTATATGTTCTTTGCCTTTCAATTTCCAATCCAATTGAGTATGGCTTTCTCCAGTAAATATGAAATTAGTTGCTTGGTAAATATACCCATTATGTCCAACTGATTTATCTGCATAGCTTACAATTATCAATGGCTTTGGAAGTAGTTTAAAAGATTCAGCCACAAAAAAAGATGTTGCGTTTTTATCTAAATCATCATTCGTACATAGTCTATTTAATTCGTAAACCAAATCCATATACTTTTCTCCAAATAATGATTTTTTCATTGTCAAAGGAACTGCATTTCCAAAAGTAATAACGCCAACTAATAAATTATTTTCATACAATCCAAATGAGTAAGTAAATGATGTCATTCTATGTAAGTAGTGTTTCTTCAACAGCCATTCTTTGCATTGGTCGGTTGATACACTTTTTACATTATATTTATCTTTTATTGCCATCGCTTTTTTTCTTTTTGTTTTTCTGTTTAGTGTTCCAATTGGGCTTTATCGTAAATAAGTCGGCACTTCATATAACACGGGTTTGGCAAAAGTGGGCATACACATCCTGCTAAAATTGAGCATCCTACAAGCCCACCTTCGCCAAGCCCGATACCGTTATAACTCATTTTGCACCCGAGTTTTATAACGACTAATTTTTTCCAATTTACGTTCCATTGCTAATTTGCAACGTATATGATAAGGGTCTGATTTAAACCTATCTTCCATTTTGTTCCAATGAATTAACTTTTTCATTGTGTTTTCTATTTCTACTTCTATTAATTGCAATAAATATTTTTTCATAAAAAAACGAGTTATAACATTGGTTTAGCAAAAAAGCGGTTTTAGGCTTAATTCAATGTTGGTTTTGTGTTTGTTATTTTGGTTTCTAAACCGAAAGATTAGGCTTGCTTTTCCACTTCTTCGCTAAGCCAAGTACCGTTATTTCTCTTAAAATAATTCAGGATTTTCTTCAAGTTGTTCTTCCACTAATCTTTCGATTTCTTTCAAAGTCTTATGGTTATAAATTCCAAGTTCAAAACCGTTTATCTTTAATTTATTAATTGTCTTGCACCAATACTCTGTTATCGTGGATTGATTCGGGTCATCTGGATGTATCGCAGGATTGTCAGTTTCAATTCGTAGCACCTCGCAGGATACTTCTATCTTTACACCTTCACTTTCGGATAATGTTAGTTCTAATGTCTTTTTCATGTTTTGTTTAATTGCGAGTTTAAAATTCTTGCTAAAAGTCAAGTTTACTTACTTTTCCGTATTACGTTTTATTTTTACTAATAAAACTATAATAATTACTACTACTGCTATCTGTATCATACTACCAACTGCTTACGTTTGTAATACAATAGTTACTTCCTACATGGGCATTGATCCAATCACCAGGCTGCAAATAAAATCTCTTTTCTTTCTTGCTGCAATCGTTACGGATTACAACTGAATAATCACTTACGTTGTCGCTAAGGACTAAACCACAATTACATTCTACTTTCTCTTTTTCGCAGCTAAGCAAGGTTAAGAGTAACATTAAGCTAATTAGTTTTTTCATTTTTATTTTTCTTTAATTGTTTAGGCAAAAGTAATATTTCAAATAATACGTTTAACGCTTTTTACAATTTAGAATGTTTCTAAATTGGTGCATTTATTAATTGACGTTTGTTAAATTTTCTATCCGGGTGAATATTTTTTTGGCCATGTAAGCTAAATTTGATTTTCGTATATAAACGAATTGTAAGCCACTTTTTATAGTTTCCGTTAGTTCTGGCTCATTTTTGATAATAAAATTAAACCTATCCCCATTAGGATTGAAAATTACCATGTGTCTCCCGTTTAAATAACTGTGTTTTAGTTTTCTGTTTATTGGAATTTTGTATTTAATGATTTTATTGTAAAGATGACTCCGCTGGATGCGAATTTCAATAGCAGTTTTACTGACGTTAAAATTATTTTGTTTTAACTTGTCTAAAATCCATATTTTTTCTGCTTCGTCTTGAAATATTTTAAAATCTTTAATATCTAGGAGGCATTTTAATTCAAAAGTCGTTCTATCTTCTTCGAGTTGTAATTTTTCTGCGTCTGTCATGGCTTTACTCTTTAACTGGTTCGTTTAATAATCCCTCTCCGATTGTTGAGTGTTTAATCCAAAATTCATCGCCAATTTTAAATCTACTGTTCCCGCTTGGATCAATAACTTTAAACAAGGATGAAGTTTCGTTCTCTTTTTTCCTTTGAAGGATTACTCCACCGGTTTGCGTGTTTCTAATTTTCATGATTTTATAATTTTATAAATTTCTCTGTTTGAATTAAAGATGTCCAAGTTAATATATTCATACTTCATTTCTTCCGCTTCGTCTTGGGTGAGTCCTGAGCATAATATTATTCCGGTTGTTGTGTTGATTATGTGGTAAAGGTCCATATTATTTCTTTATTAGCTCAATTGCTTTACTTATAAACTCACTTACATCTTTGCCTCCAATTAAATAATCTCCTTGAATATCGTATATGTAAGGCCCAAATTTTGCTTTTGTGGCATTGTTAATCTGAAATTCATTCAGGTTGGCAAAAATAAAATTAATGATTTGTTTTTTTAGTTCGTTGTGCATGATATTAATTAAAAAAGGCGTTATAAATACGAGTTAATTGCTTGTCGTTCATTCTCTCGAGGTCCAGCATGTTAATTGTTGCATCCTCGGTTGTTTGGTCTGATTCTTTAAAGAAGGTTCCAAACTGATTTAAAATTTCGTTTCTTGTTTTCATGATGTAAAACTATCTGCATTCATTATATTATTGTAAGTTGTCCCGATGTACTTTGCTGCTTCATCTAAGGTAGTAAAATAACTATCGTTATAACTATCTTTAGGAGACACTTTATAAGCTCCTGTATCAATCACTAGAGTTATAACATAGTGTTTATTCTCGTAGATTCTTTTTTTGGTTGCCTTGTATTTTGTTGTTACTATTCTCATTTTTTTTCTATTATTTGTCCTATGTGAAATTCATTTGTAAACATATCAATTACCCTTAGTGCCTCTTCTTTGTCATAAAATACTGCCGCTTTATCTCTCTCTAAGTAGATTGACTCGCTATAGATATTATTTTGCCCTAAATCCTTCGACTTAATTATATCGCTATGATACATTGTAGCCCACTCGCCATTTACTTTGGTTCGCCACTTTATTATCGCTCGACCAGAATTAGTGTTCTTAATCTTCTTAGGTAATTTATCAGGTGGATATGGGATATAATCTTCAAGTCCATTGTCAGCCATAAACTTACTTGCAACCTCACAAGATATTTGGTGAAAATCTAATCCCTCAGTCACACATAAACTCCGCAACATATCTCTCTCAGCAATATAGTCTTGACCATCACTTGTAATATAATTTACAATTTCTTCGACATAGTCCGAAAGGAAATATGTATTAGTCATCCTAATCAGTCTATTGAAGAAAGCTTTGCACCTATACTCTAATGATACATTTCTGACAAGAAGTAAACTTACCTCATAACTATATGAGCCGTCACTTAATCGAGTTGTACTTAATCCTTTTGCTTGACAATTAATCCCCTCGTACTTTAAAAAATCAAGTACATCATACGCTGAATTTGGCAAATTAAATGTTGCCTTATAGTTATGCTGGCCTCTTGCTCCCGCCTCTTGACCTTTTGTTAGAACATAGCTCACTGCTTGTCTAATGGCTAACGCCTCTGCTTGTTTGTTAATTTCTATCATTATTTTTTAATTATTTCGTAAAAATCTGTGTGTGTTAAAAAATGATTCCAATCGTTATTGGTGTTATATTCGTTCTCACGAAATTCATCAAGACTAAACCTATAGGTTCTATATTTACTGCCATTTTTATAAATAGTAAATGTCCGATTCCTTTTGTTACTCGTCACTCTATACTTTTCCATAACTTAAACTGCAATTATCCAATCTGTAACTCCCCAATTAATACTTGAAGATACGGTATATCCTTTGCCCCTTAGCCTTGATGCGACTTGTGGCATATACATATACTCCTCGACTGACCAACTATATGAGGGTGCATCTTTGCACGTCTCAAACTTTGTAGTTAGATTGCCCCCACCTAATTGACTCTCTAGCCTATTCATTAGATTTAAAATGAACTGCTCTTTTTCTTCTTGTGGTGTTAGAACCACTTGTACTTGATTTTCCATTTTTTATTTGATTTAATATTTCTTGTTCTATTTGTTTGACATAATATAAATTATAAGGTTGGTAATACACCATCTTTTCCGTAAAATAAAACTCCACCATCATTACCCTCATCATCACAAGAGAGAATACAACTTGTTCCATCGTTTAAAAAGAAACAAACAGGTCGTTTATACCAACCCATCATTTCCATTTCCTCATCGTTAAGATAACGAACTTCGGTAATTGTTTTACCTTCAAGGACTTTCTTTGCTTCGTCAGTCCATTGTTTTAAAATTTTTGGTTCTACTTTTGACATAATTATTATTGATTTTTAAATTCCGATACATAAACACTTAAAGCTATAAGGTCAAATTCTTCTTCTGATTCCGGTTCCGATCCACCTCTACTTTCATTGTGTTCTTCTAACCATTCTAAAAAATGATTCCTATTTTCAACTATTACTTCTAATTTTTGATTGTCCCCATTTCCGTAGATATCATTGTATCTTACGAGGTACATTGTTTTTGTCATAATTATTTCTTTTTTTCTCATTTGAATAAATTTTTAGCTTGGTTTAATAGTTCTTTATAATATTCTACTTTGTGAGGGGTGAAGTCATGAGCATAATTTAATTTTTGCTCATATTCACCTATTAACCTTTGGTTGTTTTCTTTAAAGTAAATTTTAAACTTTGTTAGTATTTCTTTTCTATATAGCATGGTGAAGATATTTAGATATTTTTGACGGCTGCCACAATTCCGCACATTTGCTACAACAATTCATATTATAGTCACGAAGATATATGGTGTCGGACTCTTCTAAACATGACTCGCAAAAGTCCGTAAAAGTTTGTTTAATGTCGTCCATATCTGAATAATAAAAATCTTTGTAGCTATCATAATTTTTAAAATTACTAATTTTCGCTGGTTTATAGCTATTATTTGAATACCAATTATCACCGTCCCAATGTCCGCTATCTTCATTTAAAATTACATGGCTGTTATCTGAATTTAAAACTACTATTTTACTGCCATAAATATAGTTTTCTAATAGTTCAATCATAGCCTTATTACTTTGCCAATCTTTGCCTAATTTCTTAAAAATTAGTTCGTTAAACGTAAACGTGTCACTTACTTTTTTATTTAGTGGTTTAATGTCAATCATACCGTTATGAATAAAGGCCGTATCTTTATTAATTTTAAACGGGTGGCAATTTGTTAAATCTATTTTGCCGCTCGTTGAAATTCTGAAATGAATAGCAAATTTCGAATCTTTGTTTAATTTCCTTTGCTTTATATATTCATTATAGAATACCCGAAAAGACTTGAGTTCTTTAAAAATTTGTAGCCCGTTCGAGTCATTATAGATTAATCCAGCTCCGTGAGGATTTGAGTTCCAACAAGTCTGTAGAGTTTCCTTACTTAATGTTCCTTTTAAATTTAATATTGCTATGCACATAATTTTGATTTGTTTAACTTGTTTAATTTGTTTTCAGTTTGTTTAATGTCTTTTAATGTAGAGTAAACGTCCGTATAATTTATAGTCCTGTCTACTAATTTTTTATACTTTTCGTCCGAATATACAATTTTCAATAATTTTGTTAATTTACTATCTTCATTCAATAACATACCAATAACGGAGGCGCTGCCCTTACGACTATTTTTAAACATAAATTGTAATAATTCAGTCCTAAAAATTAACGTATCTAAATTAGGGACGGCCGAAAATATACGAATTTCTAATATACCGTTCCTTTTGGTGAAATTAAACGCGCTGTATCGTTCCATGTCGTTTAATTCTACTTTTTTAGCTTTGCAGTATGTATTTTCAATACGTCCATAATACATTGCAAATATTAAGGGGGCATAACCTTTGATTAGTTCGAATACTTCAATATTTGTTAAGTCCTGAATACTTATATTAATATGGCCGCCACATGAACGCGAATAATCCGCGTTTATAAAGTCCTTAATTTCGCTGGTATCTTCTTTAAAAGTTTTTAAATCCATCAAGTCATATACTGCACTAACCATCTCAAACCCCGTTTGACTATCCAAACTGCCGTCCCGCTCCGCGTCCCAACCAATTTCGCGTAATTTGTCAAAATTAGTAAAATTTGAATCTTCTTTTTCAATCTCGAATCCTATTCTATATTTACTATTTTCGTTCTTAAAATCAATATTTGAATCATGGTAGTTTTTTAATCCTTTTTTATTTTCGGGCATATTATCCGAATCCGAATAATAGCAATTGTCAATATCTGAATAATAACAATTGTCCTGTAGTTCATAATCTCCTGAATCTTCGCAATAACAAACGTCATCTGTAGAATATAAATTTCCGCTAATGTCGGTTAAATTATGATAGTCAAATGAATCTTCATGGTAGTATTCGTCCCTATAGATAAGATAATTATCGTCTGAACTAAAATATCCCTCGTTATTTCTATAGTAGTAGCCATAAATTAAATTCTCTATATAGTCATAACATTCGTCCTTATCGTTATAACCAATATTTTCGGGCATATCTTCAGAATCTAGCCAATATATTTTATCGAATTTATTATAACCGCAAGTATTTTTATCAAATAAAATACCAGAATCTAATTTGCATAAATCTAAATCTTCAATAATTAATCCGCCTTTTAATAAGTCCTTAAATTCGTCCCTATCTTCGCATAAATTATCATTATAATAAAATTGATAACTTTCTAGCTGGATTCTAAATAATTTACTTTTCATAATTAATAATTTTGAAAACTTAAAATTAAGACAGTTACCAGAATAGCAGTAACGAAAAATAAACATAGTCCAATTTCTAATAAATAGGTTGGATTCTTTTTTGCATGTAATTTAATTTTTTGTATCATTATGTTTAATTGTTTTGTACTAACTGCATTACAAACCCAAGACCAAAAACAAAAAACCGTGCCAAACCCCGCAAACAAAGGAAACCGACAAACCGTGCCAAACTCTAAAAATCCAGTAAACAATACACTAAAATAAACAATAATAGACACCACCACCGGAACCCCTGAAAACAAAGGAACAAACAAAGGTTAAAAAGAGATCAAAAACCCAATAAAAAGGACATAAAAAAACCTTTGCTAATACCATGCCAAACTACACCAAAAACCACCAATAAAGCTATTTAGAATAGTTCTACATAACAACAACATAACGGAAAAGAAAAAAAATAATTTTTAACAAAATAAACCCGCAACCCAATAGCAGCCAAGAAAAAAAGATAAAAAGAAATTTAATATTTTCAGGATCAAAGTAAAAAAGAAAGTTTAAAAGGAGATTAAAAGGAGGTTAACCCCTCTCCAGTACCATGCAAACCACCCCTAAAAACACCCAAAACATAAGCATAAGCTAATTTCGTCACCGCATGGAGACAAAGTAAACCCAACAAACGACAACAAACGGATAAAGTTATATAATCTATATTATGTTAACTAGGATTAAATTAAAACAATCCAGCACAATAAGAGACAAGGCAAAGGATGTAGTTTATTTGGCCCGTGTTCAATTATCTACCTTTGCCCCTACATAGATAAAGAACGGTATATATAAGTTATTAAAACGCTTGTATGTAATTATTTTGCAAAATGTAATGATATAAACACCATCCAACAACAGAACCGCGGCACCTTCACAGCACTCGGGAAGGTAAAACCTGAAAATTTAAAGGGAAAAGATAAAAACGAACCCCCCCCCAGATCAAAAAAAATTGATTTTTATTTTTGGGCCACGTTTGTAATACGGGGGGTTAACCTCACATATCTATCTATCTCATTATTTTTTTATCTATCTCTTGAATTATTTGTAATATAAGTGTTTTATATTTGTGGTTATGAATGATAGCATATTGCATAGTGAGTGTAAGTGTATAATTTGTACTGGTGAGTGTAACACAGATTAGTATGGAGAATATACCAAAATCTGCAAGTGGGAGTGATGTTATTAAGATAACATACTCTATACAAATTCAGCACATACTTGACCATTTTGATGAATTAGAAAAAAGATTTACAGACGAATGCGAGTAGGAATTATAACTCCAGACAGAGGGGATAGGCCTTTGTTTATGGAGCAGTATTATAGGATGATGGATAGGCAGACTTTAAGACCTGAGGTTATAGAGGTTGTTGATTATGCTCCTGTTAGTGATGATTGTGATATAACGCCTAGGTATAGGTATGGTTATGATAAGCTTAGAAATTGTGGTTTAGATGTTATTTTGTTTATAGAAAGCGATGATTGGTATAGTCCTTGTTATATTGAGGTTATGGTAACAGAATGGGATAAGGCAGGGAGGCCTGATATATTTGGGCCTAATTATACGATATATTATCATTTGGGTTTAAGGAAGGATTTTGTTTTTCGTCATGCAAGTAGAAGTAGTATGATGAGTACGTTAATTAAGGCGGATTTAGAATTGACTTGGCCTGCTGATGATTATCCTTATACGGATAGTCATTTATGGACTAATGTTAAGAATAAGTTAACGTTTTTACCTAAGGAAATAATTTGTTTGGGTATTAAGCATGGGGTTGGTAAGGTAGGTGGGAGATTCCATACTGATATGTTAGGTATGTATAAGGAGAATAAGATTAGTTTAGAGAAGGTTGCTGGGGAAGATTATTGGTTTTATGATGGTATTCAGACTCCTAAATTGAGTTAAAAGGGTAGTTTGTTTTACGTTGAGAAAGTTCTGTAAAAATTCATCTATTACAAATGGTTCTTCATCTTTCCAATCAGCATCCATATAACCGTTTTTAGTTAGCTATATTAAAGTAGTTTCTGACAACTTTACATTTGCGGTTTTGGAAGTACTCAATCGGCTTATTATCTTCAATAGAAAAGTTTTCATACTCAGAAATGAATCGTTGCACTTGTTCAGGTTTCCATCTAATAGAAGCTGCTGCATTTTTGAACTTATCCTTTATGTCTAAACGTATCATCGAGTAATGGTGTAACATTATTTCATGTTCTGAAAATAGTTTCCAATTTTTACAAGTATTTACTTTTACAGACGGGTCTACAAGTACCGGAGTTTTAACATTACTTTCTACCTGAGTATTAGTATGCAATTTGATAATAAAAGGCATATAATAATCTTCTATTGGGGTAATTTGATAAATAGGATTTCTATAGTAGGTGAACATTTTGGTATAACTAATATCATAATCCTTATCTATTACTTGCTGTTTAACGTACGCAAACTGATTTTTATCATAAAAATGGTCACAAGCTGATAAAATAATATGTGAAAACCCCTTGTTCTTTGCAGTTTTAATCATTAGGTTATGTTTGCATACTTCATTTAATTTGGTTCCAAGGGCAAGATTAGGTTCGTATTTAACAATAGTTATCTTTTCATGAGTAAACTTGTCAATCGGAAATGCGGTTTTGTTGCCTTTATTTGAAATCTCCTGATAGCAAATAATAATTCCATCCACTAAGTCTATATGATTAGCAATAGACTGTTCAAGTAATTCGTGGGTAAAAACAGTGTAAGCTAAACAGAGTTTCATTAGGAGTTCGGATTATTTAATTTATAAAACTTTGCAGGATTCCCCATCCACACTTGCCCTCCAGGTATATCTTTTACAACAGCACTTCCTAGCCCAACTATTGAGTTGCTCCCAATTATTATTCGGTTTCTAACGGTTGCGCTGAGTTTGATTTTAACATTATCTCCAATATTTGAATATCCTCCAAGTACAACATTTGTGCATATTTCGCTGTTATTACCTAATGTTACATTGTGTCCAAAGTGGCTATGCGCCATTATAATATTCCCATTACCAATTAAAGTAAATTCATCTTCATTAAACGGTCTCTGAATGGTTACAAGCTCCGAAATAACATTGTCATCTCCGATAACCACACCTCCTTTAAATTCAGATGGATTCACATTTCGCATTTCTCCATTTGAACCAATAACCGAGTATGCCCCGATTATATTATTCCTTCCAAGCGTTACGCAAGGATAAATAATAGCAGTGGAATGTATCCAGTTGCCGTTTAGATTTATAAATCCGTGTTCTTCTAAGTTATAAAGTTCCATAATTATTAAATATTAATTTCCATTGATTATATGCTTCGTTTGCCCATTTATTAGCTTGATTCCCTTCGCCTGGAAACCAATCGGGTGAGCCAAACCCTTTTTTCTTCCCCATTAATATATCAGGATGTAATTCATCAATAAATGCAGCTTTTAAGATTCGTTTCTCTATTTTAAACTCATTTGGTAATGTTAAACAGAAATCTACCAAGTCATTATCAAGGAAAGGAACCCTTACTTCAAGTGTATGCGCCATACTCATTCTATCGGTAACAAGCAGTACGCCTTCTAAAAAGTGTTCAGCATCGAATTTAAACCTATTTTCCAAAGTGTCGTAACCATATATAAGGTTAAATAGTGTCTTGCAAAATTCAGAATCGTTTTTTGTGCGATTTACAACATCATAATAATTTGGTTCGGAATATCTCCAAGGGTACCCGCCAAATAATTCATCTGCACCTGCGCCATCAAAAACTACTTTATGCCGGCATGAAACATCAGAAAATAATCTATAATTACTCCAACAAGCACCAACCCTAAGGTCTTCTAAGTGGTAAATTGTTTCTTCAAAGTTTTCTATCCAAGAAAGTAAAACTAAATTAGGGTTTCTTCCTGATGCCATCGCCAATTCGGTTTCATCTTCGATAAACGGGCCAATGTACCCAACGCAAAAAGTTTCTATTTCTTTTGGTAATTGAGATGCGATAATATTACTGTCTATCCCCCCGCTTAAACAACTTGCATAAGGAACTTCCTTTGGTATCATTCGGTTTATAGCCTGTATAACAAGTCGTTTAACTTCGTTTTTAGCTGTCTCAAAATCCATTGGAGTAGGCTTAAACTCCCATGCCCAATATTTTGTGGTTTGATTAGTGTTTAGATTCCAAATAGTACCTTTATCCATTTTGCAGATTCTATCAAACAATGTTTCGTTCGTGAACACATTATTGAAAGTAAGCCACTGTTTTTTTGCTGATTCATTAATAGAAAACTTATATGCCGGATGTTGTAATATTGGTTTGATTTCAGAAGATACAATTATCATATTATTATCTTCATAGTAATATGCGGGCTTAATACCGTATCTATCCCTAAAAACATAAACTTGGTCCTCGGGAGAAATAGCGACAATAACAAACATACCATTTAATTGTTTTACGAAATCTACTCCGTACTTTTCAAGTCCTTGCGCTAAAACACTATTTTCAACTCCTTCAAAACCTAATTCTTTGTAATTGTAAATTTCGCCATTTAAAAATATCCTCCATTGGTGGTCTGATCCGTGTATGTTATTTTCCCTGTCGGTAATGGCAAGCCTATTATACCCAACGGAGCAATTATCGTAATAACGAATAGTCCGAAAATCGTGCCCACGATGCGACATGGTATCAAGCATTTTATTCAAATGATAGTTGCCTGTCTTGTTTTTATAATATACTACTGCAAGCCCACACATATTAACAAGAGTAAGTATCGGTTAAATCATCGGTTTCACCTGCAAGTGATTCTAAATATTCAGGAGTTTTATATACCCAAATTTCGTATACCCCCCCGTCTTCAGTAGATACATATTTAAAATCGTGCTTTACAAACCCGTACTTAGTGTAATTGTGCTTATAGTAAAAATTCTTTTTAAAGGAATTTGTTTCGGCTAAAACTATGGCTTTATTTGCCATTACTTGCATTGCACCAATTATATTATTAATGTCTTTTATGTGGTCAAGTACAGAGCAGGTAAAAACAACATCAAACTTTCGTAATGGGAAATGCCTTTCATCTCCGCGAATAACACTATCTACACCGTTTAAATGGGACTGGAGTACATTAATGATACTTATGTCTAAACCACATGTTTCAATATCGATATTGTGAGATTTTAATAATTGAAGGTTTTTACCTGAGCCACAGCCAAATTCAAAGGCAGATGTCGGATCAACAGATAATAATACGTCTACTAATTCAAAATCAAGTTTGTCAAGTACATTATCGGCTTGGTAGTTTTCGTAAAATTGTTTCGGGTCGGCTATCTTCATTTTATTCAAAAATATAAGGGAATTTCATTTTAATTATTTCGGTATCTATGTGGATAGTATTATCCCACAATTCAAAAGGTGTCATATTGGTAGAACTTTTTATGTCTAAGGCATAAACATTATTTTGCTTTAAAGAAAATACCTTGGTCGTATGAGGGGTATGTTTAAGTTTCTCTTGGATAGACGTATCAAGTATTTTGCTATGCCTAGCTTCCCAAGGTTGCCAGTTCCATAAATTTAAAAGTCGCTTAGAAATAAGTCTACCTGCGCCACATGTATGACCCTTCCTGTATGCTTCACGATACCCACCCCAATACGAAGATTTGCCACTTGTTGTATCGTAAAAGTAAAAATCTAACACACCGATATAATCAACCCTATTTTCCATTGACTCTTTATAAAGATACATTAACTCAGGAGTTATTACATCATCAGAACCTACACCAAGGATATAATCTACGTTTAATGTTTTAGCTAACATTACGGTTGAGTTCATTTTTATAGATAATGGGTCATTAACAATTTCTAAATACCAAAATTCGTGTTTTAGAACCATAGATTTAGATTTTTGGCCTTCGCTTCCGGCCACAATAACTTCAAACTCGATGTCGGGGCAATTTTTAATAAGATTATGTATGCCTTTCGCAAACATCTCGAATATTTCGGGGCGTTTCCATACGGCAGTACAAATAGCAACTCTTAATTTAGTTTCCGACATATTATATGTTAAGGTAATTTATAATGCGTCTAAGCAATGGAACATGTAGCTTTGGTACGTCTTCTAAGTTTTTACCTGCACGTTCTATTGCCTCAGCAATTTCAACATCAGATAACAACAACGTAGCGGTAATCCCGTTATCAAACTCTACATAAACCGCATTGTAAGATAATGCTGAACCAAATTTCCTTTTATGGTTTGATACTTTTTTAAGTTGACCTAATTTTATTTTCATGGTTTTTTAATTTCTCCCAAAATAATATTTATTCCTGCCATAATTCTGCGATGTGCAGTAGAGCACCTAAATGATTGAACATTTTTATAACCCAAAGCTTCTGCTATCATAATTTGATTTAATCGGTATTTTTTTACGTGCTCGTATACCATATACAGATTACAAATATATAAAATAATAAGCAATTACTAACTTATTTCATATATTATGCAAATATTTTTACCAATTAACATATAATCAAACGCAAATATTTTACTTTTGAAGTAATCAAATATAAATAAAATGGAAATTTCAAAAGAAACACCTAAAGAAGTTATCGGTCAATTAACCGAGCAGGAATTAACTCAATTGCAAAATTCAAACAACGAAAGAATAAGAATAAAAATTCATATCGGTGATTTAGAATTACAAAAACAAAGCACTATAAAGCGTTATGATGAATTAGTTTACGAATCAAAAGTATTTGAGCAGAAAATCATAAAGAAACACGGGGAAAATGCCGTTGTAAATATCCAAACAGGCGAAGTAACAAGTGGAAATTAGAAAATTAACTGTTGGTCCAGATTACAAAGACGGAATGCACTATTCGGTAGGGCAAGAAGTCCTTGGCGGAAGCAATAAGATTCACTTAATAAAAAGAGAACCTGAAACGCTATCGGTAGAGATATGGATTATAAATAAACTAAGCGAAGTTGTGCTATGGAAAGAATTTACATACTCGGTGCCCAAATCTATAGAATTTAACATTGACTTTTAAACATGAGAAGTCCTGATAATTTTATAGTAAAGCCAATTGGAGGGAAACGTTACGATAATACTACAAATATTGCAGGTGTAGAATTAATAACAAGCGTTTCTGAGGAAGACCACTTGGCGTCTAATAGATTTGCCGAAGTAATAGAATTACCCATTGGATATAAGGGTAATATTGAAAAAGGTGCAACACTAATAGTCCACCATAACGTTATGAAGTTTTATAACGACATGTACGGTCAACGCAAAAGTTCAGGTTCGTTTTTAAAAGATGATTTATTCATTGTTAACGATGATCAGTTTTTTGGATATAACAATGGGAACGGTTGGGAAGCCCAAGGTAGATATTGCTTTGTAAAACCTATTCCCGTTATCGATAATTTAAGCATTAAGAAACACATTGACGAAGAACCGTTAATTGGCGTAATAAAATACAGTAATGAGTATCTAGAGTCCAAGGGAGTGGTTGCTGGAGATAAGGTTTGTTTCAAGCCTGAATCTGAATATCCTTTTATAGTTGACGGAGAGAAACTATATCGAATGTTTGACCATCAGATCGTAATTAAACTATGAAAACTACAGAAGAGTACAAGCAGTTAATTATTGATGCTGGCAGAAAGGGCGTAGAGGAACTGATAAAAGTCATCGAAGAGCCGATTATAACAAATACTGAAGATGATGTTAGTTCGGATAGGTTAAAAAACGCAGCGCAATGTAAGAAAATAGCCGTGTTTGATGCTTTTGATATACTTACCCGGATAGACGCCGAACAACTTAGTTTAACAGAAGGAACATTATCACATTCATCACAGGGATTTGCAGAACGTAATTCAAAAGGAAGATAATATAATATTTTCGGTTTTACCCGATTATATAGACAAGAGCATTATACAAAGACGTAATGCTACAAATTCATGGAAATTCGGATACGATGAAAAATACGATGTTGTAATAATTTCTAAAAATGGCGAAATAGGCGAAATTTACAAAATACAAAACTTAATAATAGCCTTACCAAAAGAACCTAAATCAATTTATTCACGAAGTAAAAAAAGAGAAGACCAGTATTGGGAAAGAGAGATACCTCCACCTGAATTAAGTAGAATAAAATCAATGAGCCAATGGAACGATGCTCCTGCGGCATTTAAAAATAATTGGTTGCCATACATTGACCAACAATTTGATTGCAGAGAGCACGGGTTTTGGTTTAAAAATAATGGAGTTTCCACTTACCTAACAGGACAACATTGGTTTTATTTACAGGTTGCAAGCATTGATGTTGGTTATCCTGATTTTCGTGAAGCCAACAGAATAAAATACATACACTGGGAGGCGTGCAAGGCAGATGACAGGTCGTTTGGACAAATCTACACAAAGATAAGAAGGTCGGGGCACTCATTTGAAGCGTCCTCTGATGCAATAGAAACAGGAACGTTAGCAAATAATGCCCGTATAGGATTACTTTCTACAACGGGAGCCGATGCAAAAAAAATGTTTACCGACAAGGTTGTTCCAATCAATAATAAATTGCCTTTCTATTTTAAACCTATTATGGATGGTATGGATAAACCTAAAACAGAATTATCCTACAAAGTACCTGCAAGTAAAATAACTAAAAACAATATGTATTCGGCAGGTAATGTCGGAACAGAAGGGCTTGATACTACAATAGATTGGAAAAGTACAGATGACAACTCGTATGACGGTGAAAAGTTAATATTCTTATCAATAGACGAAGCGGGTAAATTCTTAAAACCGATTAGCCTTTTAGGGTTATGGCGTGTTCACAAAACCTGTTTGCGATTAGGAAGTCGTATAATTGGCAAATGCAAAATGGGCTCTACTGTAAACGCACGCAAAAAGGGCGGAGAAGAGTTTAAGAAGATGTATGAAGATTCCGATGTGCTTAATAGAAATGCCAACGGACAAACTAAATCGGGATTATACTCTTTGTTTATTCCTATGGAGTGGAATATGGAAGGGTTTATTGATAAATACGGTATGCCTGTTCTTAGAAAGCCATACACTCCTGTAATGGGAATAGATGGAAAGCTAATTAAAAACGGAGCAATAGATTATTGGGAAGCAGAAGTAGATTCATTAAAAAGTGACTCAGACGCTTTAAATGAATTTTACAGACAGTTTCCAAGAAGTATTTCTCATGCCTTTAGGGATGAAAGTAAGGCTTCATTATTTAATTTAACTAAAATTTATCAACAAATTGATTATAACGATTCAATAATAATAGACCATCACGTTACAAAAGGGTCGTTTACATGGAAAGATGGTATTAAAGATACAACGGTAATTTGGTCTCCCGATATTAGAGGTAGGTTCTTAGTAGGGTGGTTGCCTCCAAGACATTTACAAAATAGAGTGATTAGAAAAGGCGATAGGTGTATGCCTTGTAATGAGCATTTAGGAACATTTGGGTGTGACCCTTATGATATATCAGCAGTAGTTGGCGGTAGGGGTTCTAATGGCTCACTACACGGAATGACTAAGTTCCACATGGACGAAGCACCTGTAAATGAGTTTTTCCTTGAGTATATAGCAAGACCACAAACAGCAGAAATATTTTTTGAAGATGTGCTTATGGCATGTGTTTTTTATGGTATGCCTATACTTTCAGAAAATAACAAACCAAGGCTGCTTTATCATTTTAAAAATAGAGGGTATCGCGCCTTTAGTATGAATAGACCCGATAAGAAATTTGCTAAACTATCAGCAACAGAAAGAGAGCTTGGAGGTATACCGAACTCGTCTGAAGATATTAAGCAATCTCACGCGAGCGCAATAGAAACCTACATAGAAAAACATGTTGGATTTGACATGTCAGGAACATACAGAAGTAGTGACCAAATAGGCTCAATGCTTTTTAATAGCACTCTTTTAGATTGGGCAGGATTTGATATAAATGACAGAACAAAGTTTGACGCCTCTATTAGCTCAGGATTATGTATTATGGCAAACCAAAAACACGAGTATTTGCCGGAAGTAAAAAATGAGAAAATAAGTATTAATTTTGCTAAATATAATAATGAAGGTTCATCGTCTAAAATAATAAGAAACTTATGAAAGAGGTAGAAATAACTATTCCTACAACCGTTTTTCCAAATCAATTTGTGTCTGACACAGAGAAAGCAACTGTAGAATACGGATTAATGATTGGAAATGCTATACAGTGGGAGTGGTTTTCAAAAGACCAAGGAAGTTGTAGATTTTATGACCGAATGGGAAGGTACCATAGACTAAGAATGTATGCAAGGGGGGAGCAGTCTATAGAAAAATATAAAAGCGAAATGGCGGTTGATGGTGATTTGTCTCACCTAAACTTAGACTGGACACCTGTTCCAATTATACCAAAGTTTGTAGATATAGTTGTAAATGGGATGTCCGATAGGTTATTTAAAGTAAAAGCATTTTCCCAAGATGCAATGTCTCAAGCCAAAAGAAGCAAATATCAGGATATGGTAGAGGGGCAAATGGTAGCTAAAGATATTTTAACAAGTATCCAAAATACTACAGGGGTTGACCCTTTTGTTATGCCTCCAGACCAATTACCTGCAAGCGATGAAGAGTTAAGTCTTTATATGCAACTTCATTATAAGCCTGCAATAGAAATAGCAGAAGAAGAGGCTATAAATACAATACTTGAAGAAAATAAATGGTATGACGTAAGAAAGCGAATTGATTACGATTTAACAACAATAGGAGTAGGTGTATGTAAGCATGAATTTCTGCCAGGTGCAGGGGTTGAAGTGTGTTATGTAGACCCCGCTTATATAGTTAATAGCTATACAGAAGACCCTAATTTTGGGGATGTGTTCTATTGGGGAGAAGTAAAAACGGTTCCTATTACAGAACTTTACAAAATAGACCAAAGTTTAACACCCGAGGATATTGAAAAAATATCTCAATATTCACAAAGCTGGTACGACTACTATAACTCATCTCAGTATTACGATAATAGTGTATTTAGAAAAGACACTTGCACGCTGCTTTATTATAATTACAAGACTTCAAAAAAAGTAGTTTTTAAGAAAAAAATACTTGAAGGCGGTGGTTCTCGTGTAATTCAAAAAGATGACCAGTTCAATCCGCCTGTAGAAATGATGGAAGAAGGTCGTTTTACTAAAATAGAAAAAGTAATTGACGTTTGGTATAACGGTATAATGGTTATGGGTACCAATATAGTTCTTAAATGGGAATTAGCTGAAAATATGGTTAGACCAAAATCCGCATCACAACATGCTCTATCAAATTATATAGCGTGTGCCCCAAGAATGTACAAAGGAAATTATGAACCTTTAGCTGGAAGGATGATTCCATTTGCTGACCTAATTCAAATTACTCACTTGAAGTTACAGCAAGTTGTAGCTAAAGTTGTTCCTGATGGTGTATTTATAGATGCCGATGGTATAAACGAAGTAGATATGGGCGAAGGAGGAACATATACTCCCGAAGACGCATTAAGACTGTATTTTCAAACAGGTAGTGTTGTAGGGCGTAGCTATACATCCGATGGCGAATTTAATAATGCAAGAGTTCCAATAACACAACTTACATCTAATTCGGGCGCAAGTAAGTTACAGATGCTTATTGCTAACTATAATCACTACTTAGGTATGATTAGAGATGTTACAGGATTAAATGAGGCAAGAGACGGCTCTACTCCTGACTCAAACGCATTAGTTGGAGTACAAAAATTAGCAGCAGCAAACTCAAACACAGCAACACGACACATTTTAGATGCAAGTTTATCTATATTCAGGTCACTGTCTGAGGCTTTAACATATAGAGTTGCGGATATACTTGAGTACTCGGATTTTAAAGATGATTTTGCTAATAAAATTGGTAAATACAATGTCTCTATTTTAAACGATATTAAAGACTTGTACGCATCTGATTTTGGTATATTTATTGAAGTAAGTCCCGATGAAGAAGAAAGAGCTCAATTAGAAGCTAATATCCAAGTTGCACTTGCACAAAAAAATATTGATATTGAAGATGCTATTGATATAAGGGAAATTAAAAACCTTAAACTTGCAAATCAACTCTTAAAAATGAAACGTCTTAAAAAGCAAGATCAAGCTGAAAAGATGGAAATGCAAAAACAAGCAATGATTTCTCAACAGCAATTAAAGTCTCAGGAAATGGCATCTCAAACGGCTATGCAAAAAATACAACTTGAAACACAGGCTAAAATCCAAATCATTGAAGCGGAATCTAACTTTGATATAAGAACCCTTACAGCCGAAGCGGAACTTAAAAAAGGGTTGATGGCAGAAGAGTTTAGTTACAATATGCAATTGGCTGGCATAGAAGCTAATTCAATTTCGTCAATAAATAAACAGAAAGAAGACGCTAAAGACAAGAGAATAAACATCCAAAGTTCAAATCAATCAGAACTTATTAACCAAAGAGAATTAAAGTTACCACCAAAGAGATTTGAGTCTAATTATGATAATAAACAAGATATATCTTTTAATGACGTAGGGCCACTTTAAAATCTACTTAACATAATATTAAAAATAAAGTATAATTTTGTAACCAATTAAATAAAATATAATCCAATGGCAGAATTTAAAGTAAGAAGCGTGGAAGAACCATCAGAGAAAAGTCAAGCGCAAATTGAAGAAGAATTATTAGTAAAACATACTGCTAGTGATACAACTGAAACCGCTGAAGTAATAACACCTGAAAAAAGTGTTATTGACACGCCAAATGTAATTGAACTTAAAGATGAAGATGTACTATCATATTTAGGTAAAAAATTTAATAAGCAAATCACATCATTTGATGAACTTGTTAAAGAAAAAGAAAGTGAGATATTGCCAGAAGACGTATCTGCATTTTTAAAGTACAAAAAAGAAACAGGCAGAGGGATTGATGATTTTGTTAAATTAAATCGTGATTTCAGTAAAGTGGATAGCGACTCTTTAATAAAGGAGTATTTCACTTTAAAAGAAGAAGGGTTGGAGCCTGAGGATATTGAATTAATGATGAATGAATTTAGTTTCGATGAGGATATTGATACAGATGAAGAAATAAATAAAAAGAAACTAGAAAGAAAAAAGACCTTAAATAAGGCAAAGAAATTCTTTAACGAACAAAAGGAACAATACAAGTTGCCGCTTGTGTCAAGTGAGGCATCTGTTCCTAATGAAGAAAAAGAAGAATTTGCATTATACAAACAATATATCCAAACCTCCAAAAACGAGCAGGATGCCAACACGAAAAAAGCACAATGGTTTGACCAAAAGTCAAATGAGTTATTCAGCAATGAATTCAAAGGTTTTGAGTTCAAAATTGATGATAACAAAACATTAAAGTTTTCGCCTGGTGATGCAGCAGAATTGAAATCACTTCAATCTACTCCATTAAACTTTATTAATAAGTTTATGGACGAGAGTGGGTTGATTAAAGATGCAGCAGGTTATCACCGAGGGTTATCAATGGCAATGAATCCTGAAAAGTATGCTAAGTTCTTTTATGAACAAGGTATATCGGATGCAACAGAAGGAACTATGGCAAATATTAAAAACATTAATATGGGCGAAAGAAGAGTTCCTCAGAGCATTTCTCAAAGTGGAGTTAAGGTAAGGGAGGTAAACCAAGAATCCGGGAACGGATTGAGAATTAAAAGTATTAGAAAAGTTTAACCAAATTAATTAAAAAAAAATGAGTGTATTAGCAACCCCAGGGTACCAATTACAGCCAAGTGCTGAACAGGTAGCCCTTTCAACAAATTATATTACCAATTTCGACTTTTTGAATCAGTACCTACCTGATACATACGAGAAGGAATTTGAACGTTATGGTAATCGTACAGTAGGAGGATTTTTAAGAATGGTTGGAGCCGAAATGCCATCTAACTCTGACATGATAAAATGGGCAGAACAAGGACGTTTGCATACCAAGTATACAAACTGTTCTACAAGTGGAGCAATTAATGCAGATTCGGCTACTATCACAGTAAGCGATACAGGTGTTACAGCAATTGCAATTCGCGCAGGACAAACCGTTTATATCTCCAAAAACTCAAACGGTGAAGCAAACAAAGGTATTGTAACGTCAGTAGACACTACTTATAACACATTTGATGTTGCTTATTATGAAGCTGGCGGACAAACATTTATCGTATCTTCAACTGTTACAGTTTGGGTATATGGTTCTGAATTTAAAAAAGGAACCGAAGGAATGATTGGTTCTTTAGAAGCTGAAGATGAGTTTTTTGAAAATTCACCAATTATCCTTAAAGATAACTATTCTGTGAATGGTTCCGATATGGCTCAAATTGGTTGGGTAGAAATAACTACTGAAAACGGAGCTACAGGTTTCCTTTGGTATTTAAAATCAGAGCACGAAACACGTTTACGTTTTGATGATTATCTTGAAACATCAATGATTGAAGCTGTTCCTGCCGAAACTGGTTCAGGTGCTGCAAACGCATCTTTGAATCCTACTTACGGTAATAAAGGTTCTGAAGGTATGTTCTATGTTATCAATGATAGAGGAAACGTTTGGGGTGCGGGTAATCCGACCACAATGGCTGATTTTGATACTATCCTTTCCCGTATGGACAAACAAGGAAGCATTCAAGAGAACGTATTGTTTTTAAATCGTGCATTCTCTTTGGATGTTGATGATATGCTTGCAGCGCAAAATAGTTATGGTGCAGGTGGAACATCTTACGGATTATTTAACAACGACAAGCAAATGTCTCTTGACCTTGGATTTACAGGTTTCCGTAGAGGTTCTTATGACTTCTACAAGCAAGACTGGAAATACCTAAACGACCCTACAATGCGTGGTGGTTTGTTTTCGGGTGGAACAGCAGGTGTTGTTGGTACAGTAAATGGAGTTATGGTCCCTGCTGGTTCTACAACTGTTTACGATCAAGTATTAGGTAAAAATGCAAAACGTCCGTTCTTACACGTTCGTTACCGTGCATCTCAAACCGAAAATCGTAAGTACAAAACTTGGATTACTGGTTCTGCCGGTGGAGCTGCAACAAGTTCATTAGACGCAATGGAAGTTAATTTCCTTTCAGAACGTTGCTTATGTACTTTAGGTGCAAACAACTTTATGTTATTCCGTTACGGAGTGTAACAAATTTTTTATATGGCAGGGGGTGAAAATCCCCTGTCTTTTTTTAACTTTAATTTAATTAAATATAAATATGTCAACAGTAACACACACAGGCCCTAAGGACAAAAGCTATAGGCTTAAAAGTAAAACCGCTCCAAAATCTTTTATATTGGCAGCAAGAAACACTAAAAGTTTTTCATTATTGTATTTTGATGAAAAAAAGAACATTAATCGTCCATTGAGATATGCATTAAACCAAAAAAGCCCATTTGAAGATGAGCAGGATGGTGAGTTTATACTCGCACCGATTATCTTTGAAGATGGATTTTTAAATGTAGGAAGAACCAATCCTGTATTGCAGGAGTTTTTACATTATCATCCAGGTAACGGAAGTGTATTTGAAGAAATTGATGCAGAGAAAGATGCTAATAAAGAGATTGAAAAATTAGATTTAGAGGCAGATGCTATTATTGCAGCAAAGGGGTTAAAAATAGACCAAATGGAAAACCTTATACGTATACTATTTGGAAGAGACCCTTCAACAATGGACTCAGGAGTAATTGCAAGAGACATTAAGGTTTATGCAAGGAACTATCCAAAAGAGTTTTTAAGTACAATGAATGACCCTGAATTAACACACAAATCAAGCGTGCGTTCATTCTTTGATAAGAAATTCTTAGCATTTAGGAACAATCAAACAGCGGTTCATTTTAATTTTGCAACGAACAAAACAAGAATGCTTGCTATACCATTCGGGCAAGACCCGTATGATGCAACAGCTTCATTTCTTCAGTCTGACGAAGGGATTGAGATATTGAAAATGCTTGAAGTAAAAACAGCAGAATAAAGCAATAAATTATACATTTAAAAACTCTATCATTAATTTGATAGAGTTTTTTTTATTTTAGTATTGTATATTTAAAAATGTATTTGTAATTTTGAAGTGTTCAATAGTAGAAGTATTGATGCAAAAAAGGCTTTTCGTAGCACATTCTTAAGATATATCGAAAACCCATTAAGACTTCTACTCTTGATGGGTTTTTTGTTTATATGATAAAATTTAACACAACATAACACACTTATTTGATTTGGGTAGAGGCGTTGCTCCCATCTTTAATAGCATACAGGTATAACAAGCCTAAAGCCCAAGACGTAAGGGCAGCAATTTATTTTTCACGGGGAGGGGAGGTTTTTCTTTTTTGTTTCCCTTTTATCAAAGTGATTACACGTTTGTTTTCCCTTTGTTTTTTCTTTTAAAGCCTTTAACCTTACAGATAATAATATGAACAAAATGTACAACGACTACTACCAAAAAGAAAGCAGATGGTCAAAATTAACTCCCGAACAATGGAAGGTAATTTTAGATAATGAACAAAGGAGAATTTACAATTTGCCGAGTAACGCCGAAATAAAGTTAGTCAAATAAAACAATATAATTTTTTATTAAATTTAATATAACTTTGCTAAAAGATTTAGCAGATGATAAACTCAGTAAGGTCAACAGTATTATCAATACTTAATAAAAACAATTACGGTTACGTAAGCCCAGCAGATTTTAATTCTTTTGCTAAGCAAGCTCAATTAGAAATATTTGAAGATTATTTTTCTAATATAAATAAGCAAATAAACCTTGAAAATGTTCGACAATCAGGAACAGATTATGCGAACTTAGTAAAAATAATATCTGAAGGTATAGAGTATTTTTCATCTACTAATTTCCTTTCACACTTCGCAAATAACATATTTTACATGCCAAGCTTATCTACAACAGGAGATAATTGGTATGTGACAGGTAAAATTCTTTGTTATACAAATGAATTAGCTACAGGGAATACTTCATCAGTTGTAGTTAACCAATTAGTAGATACAGCTGGAGCGTTTACATCAAAAGGAATTGTAGCAAATGATATAGTTGTAAGTGTAAGCACAGGAGATATTGCGAGAGTAATTTCAGTAGTAAGTGCAACAGTCATTTCATTAACAGCAGATATATTTACTTATGCTCCTGAAGATTATTTAATCCTAGAATCAGCGTCTGTAAAAGAAGCAGAAAAAGTAACTCATGGCAAAGTGACTATGCTAAACACTTCTAATTTAACAATGCCAAATAACACTTTCCCGGCATACACATTAGAAGGCAGTTTAATTACAGTGTATCCTAGCACAATAGACGACAAAGGTAAAGTTTTGGCACAATACACACGTTACCCGTTAGACCCTAAGTGGACTTACGTTTCATTAAGTGGAGGCGAACCAAGTTTTGACCAATCTCAACCCGATTATCAAGATTTTGAATTGCCGTTAGAGGAGGAGCCTAATTTAATTATTAAAATACTTGCGTACTGTGGATTATCAATTAGAGAAACAGAGGTTTATCAGTTTGCTAAATTAGAAGAACGCGAAAATGACGCAAAGTAATATGAATACATTATAATAAAAACCATGGCATACATATCACAGTTTAAATATTATACTAATAACGGAGTTGCACCAACAGATGCTAATTTTGGCTCATATCAATATGTAAGTTTATTTGACATTGTAAATAACTTTATGTTGATGTATAACGGAAATCACTCCTTAGTTAATAACGAAGAAAGATTTAAGATTCTATTCCACGCTAAACGTGCAATACAGGAATTAAATTACGATGCTTTTAGAGAAGTTAAAACGCTTCAATTAACAGTAGCTGACGACCTTAGATTTATACTTCCTTCAAACTATGTAAATTGGGTTAGAATTTCCATGTATAAAGACGGTTATATTAGACCGCTTACTGAAAATATACAAGTCATGTCAACGATTCAGTACGAACAAGACATTAACGGAACTGTTATATTTGATATAAATGATAATGTAGTTTATATAGACCCGTCAAGATTAAATGAAGATAGATTAGATGGAGTTCAAAAGAGCATTTACTTAAATTCTTCAAATCCACAAAACGGAAATTTAGGATGGAATATTGATGGTGCGTGGTATTTTTCTTACACAATAGGTGCGAGATATGGCCTTAATACAGAAACTGCAAACTTTAATCCTACTTTTAGGGTAGATAATAAAGCAGGTGTAATTAATTTTTCTTCAGACATGAGGGAAGAGTCATGTATTTTAGAGTACATATCAGATGGAATGGAAGGCGGAGATGATACTTCGGTTTCTGTAAACAAACTATTTGAGAAATACATATACGCCTATATCAATTATGAGATACTTGATAAGAAATTAGGAGTTCAAGAATATATTGTAACACGGGCAAGAAAAGATAAGCGTGCAGCATACTTAAATGCAAAAATAAGAATAAGCAAAATACATCCAGGAAAGTTACTTATGAATTTACGAGGCATCGATAAAATAATCAAGTAATGGCAAAAAACACAAGGAATTTTATAGCAGGTAAAATGAATAAGGTAGTAGACCAACGCCTTATTCCAAATGGTGAATATATCAATGCTATGAATATCAGAATGGGGTCAACAGAAAATTCTGAAATTGGAGTTATTGAAAACACTAATGGAAACACATCTTTAACCACATTAAAATATTCCGATGGCACACCATTAAGCATACATGCGGTTTGTATCGGCGCATTGGAAGATAGCGCGAAAGAAACGATTTATTGGTTTGTTCACGACCCTGAATTTTCAGTAGGTTCAACGGGGAAACTAGATATGATTGTATCGTATAATGTATTTACAGATTTACTAACTTACCATATAATCAGTATAAGTAATCCTGACGATATAGGAAATACCACATTAAACTTTAATCCGCAATATCTAATAACCGGAGTTAATATGGTTGAAATTACAGGAATTTCAGGCAATAGCGGATTGGTGTTTTTTACAGACTACTATAACCCTCCAAGGTCTTTCAATACAACAAAAAATTATCCATTCCCAGTAGCTAACGTTGACCAATTTACAGCAGAATCAATATTAGTTATTAAAAAGCCGCCAACAGAATCTCCATCAATAAGCACTTTCCCTACATCGGGGCAAATGAATTTTATTGAAACAAGATTTATTTGTTTTGCATATAGGTATAAATACGAAAATGGCGAGTATTCGGCAGTGTCTCAATTCAGCGAGCCTGCATTTACGCCAAGTTCATTTAGTTTCAGTACCGATAGTTATCTAAATGAAGGAATGGTAAATGTTAACAATGCTGTTAAAATAGAATACAATACAGGCGGGCCACTTGTTAAATCAATAGATTTGTTATTTAAAGAAGCGGCAACCAATTTAATAAGGGTAATTGAAAATATAAATAAAGCTGAAAACGGATTAGTAGATAATTCAATTCAAGAATACATATTCGATAACAGTAAAATATTTACAGTATTGCCAGATTCTGAAATATTTAGACTTTATGATAATGTCCCATTACTTGCAAAAGCCCAAACATTAATGGGCAATAGGCTTGTTTATGGGAATTACATCGAAGGGTATAACATGGTAGACTCATTTGGCAACCCTGTGAGTTTAGAATATATAGCAAATCCTATTGAAACTGAAATAGGATTAGAAAATTTACCAGACACAACAGGTACCGGTACATATAGTATAGACAATGCTCAAGCAATTCCTGATTCTATTTTAAATATTAATTTAGAGGGATTAGGAATAACAGCAGGCACACCTTTGCCTGCGGGTGGTTCTATAACCATTGAGGTTACATTGTCACACCATTCATTTTCAGGGTCTCCAGTACCAGATGAAGTTACAGATAATATCGAAATAACATTTCCTTTCTTTATGCAGCAGTCTTACACATCTGTGTTTGCGCTTGCTTCAAGTGTTGAATTTCAGAATGCAATTCATGGGAATCCAGTTATAACAACAGTGGCCGATTATTGCGATGGACAAGATTTAACCTCTTTAATTAACTGTGAAATCCCTACCAACCTAGACTCATACGTTAAGTCAGGAAGCGGTATTTCTTTAGTTGGACAACCTATCAAAATAATATCAAGCCCCGCGAGCCAATTAATTGGATTGCAGTTTGTGGCAATGAAATATGTTGGTCCAAATACTGTATACGAATACTATAAAATAACATTTGCTCAAGTAACATATCAAAAAATTTCTAACCCAAAATCTTTACATTCTAATAGAGGATATGAAATAGGGATAGTTTATATGGATGACTACAATCGTTCAACAACTGCCCTAGTAAGTCAAAATAATACAGTTTTTGTCCCTTGTGGTAACTCAGGACAACAAAACTCAATACAAGTAACTATTCCTTATACTCAAATTGCTCCTGAATGGGCAACACGATATAAGTTTGTAATAAAATCCGATAGGGAGAATTACGAAACAATTTATTGTTCAATATTTTTTAAAGACCCAAATTCTAATTCGGTTTACTTTTTGTTAGAGGGAGAAAATGCTCAAAAGGTAGAACAAGGAGATAGATTAATAGTAAAAGCCGATACAGACGGAGTGCTTAGTAATTGTGCGTATGCTACTATTCTAGAAAAGAAAGTTCAGGAGTTGAATTTTATAAATATTCCAAGCCCGGTAGACCCAACTGTTATAATTCCTGTACCTGCTGGAGTATATGTAAAAGTTAACCCAAATAGCTTTGCAACAGTATTTGAACAAGATGCTGTTGTGTCTTATGGGACAATTACTGCAATTTGGGTAACACCGACATCGTGCCCATACGTGCCCTATCCTGTAAGTATTCTTGGCCCAGATGGGATTACGTGGGAAGATTATACTATTCCGCAAGGAAGCCAAATACGTTTAAATTTTAATTTTGAAAGAATAGGTTCAGGGTCAGCTTGTGAAAAACGAGTTTATAACCTTGATAGAACTTTAACGTCTAACTCAAATTATGATAGTTTTAAAGCTTGGTGGGATGGCGATGATATTGAAAATATACTTAACACAGGAACAGGTACATATAAAGAAAATTATTATAACCCAATTACAGGAACCTATATAACATATTTACCATGCGACTTATCTAACCATTATCAATTTCAACTTGATGGAGCCAATGGAAAGATGTATCTTATGATAGGTGGAGTTCGCCCTTGCGGAAGTAGTAAAAATAGAAGGTCTAAAGTGTCGGTATCTATTGAGGTGTTTAGAGCAAATTCTCTATTTATATTTGAAACCCAACCTATTGAAACGTTACCTGATATATTTTATGAAAATGAATTATCATTTGCAATAATAGATGGCGACCATCAAGGCAATGTGCAAGACCAAAGTTTCTACACGGGAACTCCTGCAATAATTGATACTAACTTTTTCAATTGTTATACATTTGGGAATGGTGCAGAAAGTTATAGAATAAGAGACTCTATAGGAGGAAATACATTTAACCTTGGAAATAAAGTTACATCTGTATCTGCTCAAGACTATAAACAAGCCAATCGTTTTGCCGACCTTACATATAGTGGAGTTTATAACGATGAGTCAAACCTTAATAAATTAAATGAATTTAATTTAGGGTTAGTAAATTTTAAACCATTAGAAGATTCATTTGGTCCTATATATTTACTTGATGGAAGAGAAACTGATATATTAGTTTTACAAGAAGATAGAATATCGTATGTGCTAGCAGGCAAGAATTTATTGTCAGATGCGTCAGCAGGTGGTGCAATTACATCAACTCCCGAGGTATTAGGAACGCAAATAGCAAGAGTAGAAAAATATGGTATCAGCGCCAATCCTGAAAGTTATGCTAATTGGGGGTACGATAGGTATTTTACCGATGCGAAACGTGGTGCGGTAATTCAATTAAAAGGTAACTCATACAGTAGCGATCAATTAATAGTAGTTTCTGATTTAGGTATGAGAACTTGGTTTAGAGATGACTTTATAACTAACTTAAACTATCAAAAGATTGGAGGTTATGATCCGTACATGGATGAATACGTTTTAAGTTCTAACGATATACTTTTACCTATAGAAACTCTATGTACTAATTGTGGTATAAACCAAACGTTCAATATTGCAGAAGATGAAACGTTAAATTTTTGTGTTAATGTAGGAGAGTTTGTCGGGGAAGTAATTGTAAGTTGGAAAGTAACACCAGTAGGCTATCCATTTGGATTTATTGTAAACGGCATATATAACGGAACGACAACAACATCAAATGAGGTGGTGACCGATGGTTCTATTTATGTAAATAAGGATTTACAAACTGTAAAAACCGTAGATATAGAAGTTGTCGCTACAGGCGCAATAGTGCTTGAAATAACAGTAGCTTGCCCTGCCGCTCAATTAATGACTGTTGTGGAGGTTTGTGTTACCGATGATTCTGATTCGGGAAGTTATATCCATAATCAATATAGGTATTTTAATGGAGCATATATATCTCCTCTTACATCTAATTTAGTTACATTTAATTCTGGTGTTGATAACCCACTAGTTTCAAGGTATAATGCAACAACAGGGTATATAAGCTCAGGAAGCATTCCTAATATAAATTCAACTGTAAGTTTAATTTGTAATAAGTTTGGTTTTGATACATTTAATTTTAATCCCGCAAAAAATAAATTTAGATACTTTTCGTCAGATACATTGTATGCAAATACGCCTACTGATATTCGGGCGTTACTTGCAGAATCATTTCAGGCTACACCTAATCAAGGTGGCGGAACACTTAATTACGCTGAATTTACACTAAGTTCGATTAAAGAATACTTATATCTTATTTGGGATTACAGAACACCTCAATCCGCTTCATTATGTTATTCAACTAATATCGATGATGCGTGTTGCGATTGTGCTACTCCATGTGTAGAAAGTTGTGCAGAATACTTTGTATCAAATAGTAGCAGTAACACTACATTAAGTTATAGGGATTGTTACACTGGGGAAATAACAGTAATGAACATTGAACCGTATAACGGGTATTTCGTTTGTTCTGATATGAATTATATCCCAACGATAGAAACAGGGGCAGCAACTATCGCTTCAGTTAATGCTTGCGGATGTGATACTTGTTACGGGCAATGTGTTACATTTAGTGTAGAGGTTATATCAGAGGCAAGTATTGGATATACCCCATGCGGAGGTGTTCCAATATCTGTTGTATTCTTACCTGGGATATATGAGTTTTGTACGGATGGCGATGCTCCAATCGGAGAGTCAGGTGTTATTAGCATTACATTTATTCAATGCGGAGGTTGTTCTTAATTATTAAAACATGAGTTTAGCTACATATTATTTAAACGCACCAACATTAGCAACCGCAACAGGGGTATACATTGATGAAGGTTTGACTATTTGCGCACCGAATGGGTATTATCAAGAAGATAGTATTGTTCGCGAATTGGTAGATTGTGTATTATTGCCACAACAAGATTGCCCGGCATGCGCTTTCCCTTGTGGAGTTACAATAGACAACTCGGGTGGTCAAGGAAATTTTATAATGAATATAAATTTAACAGCAGGAATTGGTGCTGTTATTGTTTATATATCACCCTATACGGTCCCAAAAGGAATTATTGCTACATATAACAATGTGGCATACAACGAACTTAGTTCACCATCAGAAGGTTATTTAGCTGCCGATACTCAAGGGTTGGTTACATACATAGGGCAAACCTCATCAGATTGCGGATTAGTGGCAGGAAGTCCTTATGAAT